TGGCAATAATTATCGCATTCATTATGTGGTGAAGGATTCGTTAACGATGCGTCAGTGCAATATGGATGACAATGCGCGTCGATATTCGTCGTGGCTGGTTGCAAACATGTATCTATATATGCAATCCTATACATATGGGGAACCTCGTGGGTATGACTATTATACACCGGTGCTTTTCGTTTCGCGAAATGATTTGTCTTGTCCGAGGGAAAAAGAATATGGGAAAAAAGAGTCCCGGGAAAAAATCGACGATTTAGAAACAAAGAATCCGAATTATTGTGACATGGTTTAGCCATTTTTATCTGCGCACAATATATAATGAAATTTCGTCCAGTCTATATTGCCATCATTGTGGTTTTATTCATTATCATTATGATAGTATCTTCCGCAGGCACTACCTTTGTTCCTTATTCGAAAGACGCCTTGTTTTCTCGTGAATATCCTTACGAAGGCATTGTTTCTGGTGCTGCCGCAGCGGCCCCTGTCATGCAAGGTAATGCAAATGCCGCTCCCGTCATCCAAGGAAATGTAGCCGTTCCAGCCGAATCTGAAAAACCCGTTTCCATGTTGGGAACTGTTGCCGGATGGTTCGGAGCAAGTCCATCCTGCAATACTGGAAAATGCACAAAGGTCGAAGGATTTGCATTGCAACCTGCCCCATTTGCCGAATCCCCTGCCATTGACCGTTTTGGAAAAACCCCAGCGGGTCCTGAATGCATCGGTCAAGGTTCGGGATATGCTAAATCCGTCGGACCTTTATGCATGTCCGAGGAAGACAAACGCATGTTATCCACCCGTGGCGGAAACTCCACCGGCAGTGATTCAGCCATTGGTCAGCCATAAATCTAGACCATCAGCTTATATTCTTGATATATTACGTATGCCAAGAACAACCCGAAAAAGTTTTTCGCAAACAAATCGAGCACATTGTATGCGATGTTCTTCACATAGTAGGACATGAGCGCAGCAATGCCATACAATGCCCATATAACACTAAACGACCAGAAAAGTGTTTGTCCAGTAACCGTATATTTAGCATACTGTTGATAAATCATCGCAAAATACAAGACAAATGGGATGAATCCGAGACCAACCGACCAAGTCGTGGGTAAGACTTTCATTTCGCCTAAATATCCGAAAAACAACATCATCCAATTTAGCAACAATACCGGAATGATGATGGCGCGATTTTTCTGAAACGATTCGACCAATGTATGATACGTTTTCTTTGATTTCGCTTGGGCATTCCGTTGATTCAAAAAATCCAAATAAATGCAAAGCGTAAATAACATGGATGGTGTCGTAATGGCCCAGTCGTAATATCGCGAAGGCGTTACGTTCTCGACATGTTCAAACGATGACGCAAACCATCCATAAAAAATACCTTCCACCACTTGAACGGCAATTTCTACACCTAATAATTTTTTGAGTATGGCTAAACTACTATTCACCGACGGCAAGTATAATACATAGACGTCTAATACCCCTGTAAGTATTTGTATCAGAAGAGACGCATAGACGGTCACGCGCAGCATTTTTTGCAAACCATCTTCTTTCATTGTGTTATATAATTATTCTTTATTTTTTGCAGCAGCATAGTCTTTGTAGTCAAATGTGATTTCACAATATTCACAATAGTAGATGGTTTGACTACATTCGGGGTGAATATCGACCATATCTTCTATAATATGATGGGCGCAATTCGTTCGTAAATAGGCTTGTATGGATTGGAAAATGGCTGCATATTCCGGCGACTGTTTAGAGATTGGGATACATAGTAATTGATTACGGGCACTGCGCATGAGAGAAATATGATAGTCCATCTTTGTTTGCTGGTGTATATGTAGATATGCATTTGGAAATCAATTTTCGGAACTGGATGGATGTGCAAAATTGAAATGTTTATGGGTTGGCCGATACATAAACAACAAAAACAACAACCATGATTCATTTAGCCGTCGGTATTATAGTATTGATTAGTTTAAGCGCATTACTCGTTGCCATATATATTTCCGCAAAAGTATATGACCGTTGCTGCAAACGATGCGGTGACGAAGTATTAAACAAGTCGTTGGTCGATTATTTGTATGAACATTGATTCTACATATGTAGGGGGTCCTACATATTTAGCAAAATCTATTCCCTAAATAGATTTTATCCTATTCCTTAAATATCTAACGAAATCGTGTTTTTATCAGAACGCTGTTTGCGTTTCGAACGTTTTGGCATATTGGCATTTTGTGCATCTCTCAAAGAACTAATACTAATCATACTGTCGTCTTCGCCGGCCGATTGCTCGTGAATGTCGACCGTTCGTGTCTTGAGACCCGCTAAAATATTATCTATATCACTGTTTTGTGGACCACGCATCTCTTGTCTTGGTGGTGGTGCATTGACGCTAGCATATTGATTGGTGCTGACGCCTTCTTCAGAAAACATGGTTCCGCGACTGGCCGCAATGTCAGGTCGGTTCGATGGACGTTCCGTGAATGTCATTCCCGGTCTAGGCATAGGTCCCATGTTTTTTGTTTCCACGGGTGCGGGTGGTGCCGGACCACGAGGGCGTTGCGATTTTTGTTCATTCATCATATTGCTCGCCATGGCGAATCCAGGGGATTTTTGACTCATACTACTCACCGTGGCATCGGTAAACATGCGCATCAATTCCGGACTTTGTTTAATGACGTCGTTGAATCCGGGGGTGGCACTGGAAAGCGCCTTGTTGGTGAAATTGACTACAGCCGCACTGAATCCGAGTCGCAACAATAACGACAATTCCGGTGCCATCTTTCCACCCTTGTATTTTTCGTGCAATTCAGAAAAAATCTCCTCATAACTGTCAATGTCTTCATTGACCTGTTCTCCCCATCCGTCTAAATTGAGTCCGAAAGGGTCGAACGCCGCATTCGCATATTCCACGGAATTGACAAAGGTCATGAACCACCACCCTTGTAGTTTGACGCTGTCTTTTTTGCGTTTGTCTTCGAGCGCCGTCTCGTATTCATCTTCGACTTCTTCGTAATTCGAATCCATGTTGAAATGGGTAATGTTTTTGACTAAACCTTTCTCATACCACTCCTCTAGTTTCTTAATCATGAGGCGTTTTTTGCGGCGTTTTTCGCGGTCCGTTAGACGTGAAATAGATGGTTCAGCAGGAATATCATTGATTTTCGTGAATCCATCCCAGGTGCTGGTTTTCCCCACACTTTCGGCGGTTGCTGAACCGAGTTTCGAATCCGTCGGACCAGAATTGCCTAAACCAAACATTCCTCCTAAACCTCCCAGGAATTTTGATTCACCACCTCCAGAACTTCCGCCCACAGGTTCAGATGGAGTATCATAGGCATATGCGGAACCGCCCGAAGACATTCCCGACAAATTATGCAAGTCACTTTCTAATTTATCCAATTCGCCTAAATCTATGGCAGTATTCGCCGCCGACTTTTTCTTGTCGTTCATCAATAATTCAATCCCCATTCCAAAATTCACGGATTTAGGCGGTTCAGCCGGTCCATCATTGAAATTTAGAGAAATGGGTTCTAAAGAATCTACTCCGATGTCGATGACCTCCATAGTTATTATGATAGAGATACACTATTTATTTTTAAGTCTTCCGCATAATTAATTAGTTTTGCACGCTTGAGATACCATATTCCTTGCAAAAAACAATCCGCTAAATCATCCCGCTTCGTCGCCGATTCGGTCGCCTTCCACAACTCTTTTGCATAAGTCCAATCATTCGCCTCCATCAATTGCGAACAAAATGCAATCCCGTCTTTTTTGTGTTGCTTGTAGTTTTGCGACGAAGTCCCCGAGTTCTCTTGAGCGCTCGCAAAATCCTTGAGTTTATTCCCCGAAGAGACGAATTCAATATGGATATCGGGACGTCCACGCATAATAAAGTATTGCGCCAACATCCCTTGAATGGTTTTCATACGATTTGCTAAAATACCAATCTGGTTCTCTAAAACAACATGTGTAATAGAATTGTCTGTCATCAGGGGAATCTGGTCGAGTAGTCGGGTCATGTTGCGACCGATGGATACTAGATCGGTTTCTCCTGCCGTTTTCTTTTTGGGGGTGGTGAGAACCTGGAATGTCTTTTCTTCGAAAAAGGCCAACATTCGCTCTAACAATCCCTTTTTCGTGAGCGGAATCGTCGATTTGTCGAAAATGATTTTCCCGAAAACCCCGTATTTGTTCGCCATGACCAGGAGTTCTTCGTATTTGAGTTTTTTCAGAGCCGGTGGCGAAGATTCTTTTTGCGGAATCAACCACTCTTGTTGAGAACTTGCATGTTTTTCGCAAAACCACCCCCCATTTTTCGTATATTTCGCCTTTTTCCCACAGAGTTTAGGGGGCGTGTTCTCCCCTTGCGCTTTTTTAGATACCTTTGTTTTCAAAGGACAGGTGCAAGTATGCGCCGTCGCATGTGCTACATCGTCCATCAGATTTAGTATTCCCCATTTTTCTATGGAGAGTGGAGAACCTGACATCGAAAACACGCAAAAAGCCATATTTTTGATGCCAATATCGAAACTCACGAGTTTTTGCATCCAATACTAACGGTTGCCTCAATCTTCCTAAATCCTTTTTCCCCTAAAAAACAAAAACAACTATAGTATATAATGACCGAGACTCGTCGAAATTCATTGCGCGAAAATGTGGAGAACATTTTACAAAATCAAGACGCTATGCAAAAAATCAACGTCGGAATGACCCTATTGTTAGAAGTCTACCGAGTTCTCATGGGCGCCCTGTTAGTGTCCTTTGTCCCTCAAAAATGCGGTGACCATATATGTTCTCCTACTGAAAACTTGTATGCAGGTAACGGACTCTATATTGCGGGGTTCGTCGTGAATTTCATGACTTTAGCCGCCTTTGTTTCCTTGTATGTGGTCGAAGTCAAGCGCGAAAACCGTATGATTACCTATTTAGAAGTCAATCCTCGCAACCCTAATAGCAGCGAATCCGTCGGAAAGGCCCTGTTGTTATTACCGGAACCAAAACGACAAAATATTCTTGCTTTAGACAAAATCTATCAACGTGGTGGATACTTTGTCACCGCCGCCTTTGTGGTCAATGCGATTCTTAGTGCTATAGTGGTGTTTGATAACTATTTAGACAGTAAAACGGTGACGGCGTATTTGACAAATGTATTGTTCATGGCCGCAAAAGTTAATAACGTGTATGCTATTGCAAATACCGACCAGAACGTCTTTTATTCCGCCTATTTGACCAATAAAGTGCAATACAATGATGTCGACCCCGACAAAATATGCGACCTAGATATGTCTCTTCATGGTGACATTGAGGCAATGATTGATTGTCCACCTGAACGAGAACCTGTTGTGGTTGAATCCGTTACCGAATCTGCGAACGAATCTGTTACCGAACCTGTAGTCGAAACCGTTACAGAACCTGTAGTCGAAACCGTTACAGAACCTGTAGTCGAATCCGTTGCAGAACCTGTAGTCGAATCCGTTGCAGAACCTGTAGTCGAATCCGTTGCAGAACCTGTTACGGAATCCGTTACCAAACCTGTTACGGAATCCGTTGCAGAATCCGTTGCAGAATCCGTTGCAGAATCCGTTGCAGAATCCGTTGCAGAATCCGTTGCAGAACCGGTCGCCTAAATTCCCGGCGTTTGGCGCCAGCGGCCCCATAACAAATCATCTATAACACTGTGTCATAGATGATTATTGACGAATGACGGGGGCCATTTTACGAGCATTCAATTGCTCACGTGACAAATACAATTCCTTTAAATCGCTGGTTTGGTATCCACGTGGAGTGGAATTGTCTAAATAGGATTTATAAAAATGAGGATGAGGAGAAGGTTGAGGTGGCATTTGGGCAAAACGGGCAATGTAACCAATGTCATTTAGGGATTCGGATTGATTGCGTTGAATCAATGCTTTGGCATTTTCGGTCAAGAATTTGCGGTAGGCCCAGTTTGATTTGGCACCGGATGATTCGACTAAATTTTTGTTGGTAACCGATTCTTGTTCCCAGGAAGCAACTAGAACACGACCGTCATTCATGAAGGGCGGAAAATCTTTATATAAATTGTGGGTTTGAAAGCCATAGGTTGATTCGGGAAATGTAGGATAGGCTGAATGATAATCGACTCCTGACATATATGTAGTGTTATATACACTAAATATATATATTATTCGTTATGCGCCTCTAATAATTTCAGCAATTCTGGTTTTTTCATTTTGCTCGCATCGGTGACCAGTCCCTTTTCGAGTGCTACTGTTTTCAGAGCCGCTAATGTCATTTTTTTATATTTATCTTTGGAATCGGCTAAAGCACTTGATGATTCGTCTAAAGCACTGACGGACCCATCACTTTTTCGGATAAGTATTTCATCTTCCTGGACCACTGGTTCTATGATTAGGTTCTCTTTAGGTAATTCATCTACCACAATGGTTTCAACGGGTTCTTCTTCGTCACTTTCCGATGCAGAGGTCTCGTCGTCGGAATCTTCTTCGTCAGTTTCCGATTCAGAGGTCTCGTCGTCGGAATCTTCTTCGTCAGTTTCCGATTCAGAGGTTTCGTCATCATTCTCGGTGGATTCTACACCGGTAATTTGTATGGATTCAAATGCCGGTTGAGCGGGTGTATATGTCGGATGGCTAATGATAAACGGTTGGGGTTCGCCTAAATGTTGTATAGTCGTTTGCATATTGCGCAATTGTTTCACAATATTGTTGACAATTTCAAACATGGTGTCGTGTTTATGTTCGAGTGAAATAATACGCTGTTTAAAATGATATACTAGCATAATAATCAATAAAAACGTGATTCCTAAACTTATAAAAAAGAATGATTCCATAAAATTAAAAACACCCATGTTTATTATGTAATTATAAAAAGAAAAGATTATTTGAACGAAGTTGCCATGACTTTTTCTAAGAATATATATATCTCGGTGTAGTATAATGGATTCTCAAAATTCTGTTGAAACATTACGTCCGGAACCGACTGGAAATGTATTTAGCACTCAAAATGTATTAATCATAATATTGTCGGTATTACTGATTTTCTCATTTTTAGGCATAAATCTATTATTCATCTTTGGCAATATCATTCAAACCATTATAGCAATTTTCGGTCCTTTAGTCGCACAAATTTTGTCTATTTTTGGATATACTGCAGGAACATTGATTAACAAGACCGCTGATATTGCAGGTGACACCGCAAAAACCGGTATTGATATTGCCGAAGGAACTGTGCATTCTGTTGGAAATATATTGAAAGATGCGAGTCAAGGAAATGTGAACTGGCAAGCGAAAACGAGTTTAGACAATGCGCTAAATAATTCTGGCATATCGATGGCTAGTCCAGCACCTGATTCGAGTGAAAACCCTATTCAAAATCCGATTGCCACAAACAAGGCGGGATGGTGTTTAGTCGGTGAATATCAAGGCCGTCGTGGATGCATTGCCGTGACCGAACAAGACAAGTGTTTGTCGGGACAAGTATACCCTTCGCAAAAAATGTGCCTAAATCCGGTGTTGACCCCAAATGCGCCTTATCGTCCTATTCCTCCGCCACCACCAGTTTATACCCCAGGTAGTTTCTTTGGCGGATGGTTCCCACCTCCACCCGTTCCTCCACCAGCGATTGTAAATTATCCAGCACAAAACAACAACCAGCAATCCTCTACTCCACCTCCATCCAATAACCAGCAATCCTCTACTCCGCCTCCATCCAATAACCAACCTCCATCCAACAATCAGCAATCCTCTACTCCACCTCCATCCAATAACCAGAAATCCTCTACTCCACCTCCTCCTAAATAATGATTATTGACAAATACACATAAAAACTTGCTATTTATGTGTATATACGATGTATAACCTACACGCTATTTTATTAGAAAACGACAATGTTCTCATACACACATCTAGCAAAACATCGAATGATGAGTTATTCGAAGAATGCAAAAGCATCTATGATTTCGCAAAAACCAATCCGCCTAAATGTGTTATAGAAATGGTCACTGTAACCAGTTTGCTAGCCATTGACTATTATGTCAAACAATACATGAGTTATTACGGCATTGACCATGTGCGTGGTGGCACCTATTCACAAACGACGCTGTCGGAAAGTCAAAGTGCGAATCTAGAACAAGAATTACAAATAGAAGCGAGTATGCAACAAATCGACCCGTCTCCAGTCGGCTCAGTGCAAATGCTGAATAAAATCAAATACTACATGTATTCAAATCGTCAGTGTGAAATCAGTCGCGCCATCCTTGCCGAATTCGATTGGTTCAAAGAAACCATCCGTTTTTCTAAAATGGCCGCCGAATATACGTGCGGAAATCCCGGACAAATACAAATCTCTTTTTCGGATGAACTCCTTGCTAAATACGAACGATTCCTGGTATTGTGTAAAAAGTTATACGAAAAGGCTCTTTTGTTACGTGACGAAATTGAGTGCGACTATCCAGAATATCTAAAATATCCGCGTAGAATATTCGATAGATACATCTATTATTCATCGTCAAACGACGAAGTCATCCATAGTTATGATACTGCAATGTATATGTGGGGTCGATTTGAATACATGTGTTATATATTGATTAATAAAATCGATGAACTGGAATTCGATATTGCGAATCCATAATGCACATCTCTAGTATAATCAAATCGTAGTAAATGAGACGACTTGTTTTGAATAATTTCCTATAATATAAGGATACTTTGGGGTTCCACTGGCTGCATCGAGTGTTAAAAAATAGGCGTAGGTTCCGTTTGGATAATCCGGTGTAACACAATAGCGGCCATTGCATTCGTCTAATGTTCCAGAACCGGCGGTATATATATAGTCGTTGATATAGGCACCGTTTCCGAAATCGAGCGTTTGACGGGTTGAATCGTTATAGTAACTATGTGGGTGTCCTAGCATGCTTGCGAGTGCATTTATGTTTATGGTGACGCTATCTGTAAACTCGTATGGACGATTGGCGACTTTTGTGCTAGACAATGCATAACTACTCGTCATAATGGTTGTGCCACTGGTGGAAGACATGGCGGACGCATAGCCGAAGGGTCCATAAATGGGATATCCATCAAAGAGGAATCCGACGATTTTCGAATGCCCGTCTGCAAATCGCATATGGTCAGTGGCGCCGGAATTGTTGTCCGAAAAGTAGGTTTTTGAATAAGTGGTGGTAGCTGGCAATGTGTAATACGTAGACCCGTAATAGGCGTTTGAATTGTAAAATGTAGCATTGTTCCACGCATTGTATAAGAATGCTCCTGTATGGTAATGATATTGTCCGGTTTCTTCGGGATGACCGGTCGCCTTGTCTTTGCCTAAAAAGACGATATAATAAAAGGCATTTAAATAAAAATTGTCGTTGGAGGTCATATTATTTTCCGGTAAACTGGTTCCGCCTTGTGGAGAAAAGACAGAAACACCATTGGCAAACATACCTTGCACACCCCCTCTCGAATAATATATGGATGGGGCAGAAATAAATGTTCCGCCGCGATAGGTGAATGAATAACCTTCTTTTGCTTCTAACAATGGATTGGGGTCATCATACCAGATGCGAAGGCCGATGTTATTGGTTGGGTCAGAGCCTAAATAACCAGAAGGGGCACCACATTTGGCAGGATAAGGGTCACCATCACTTTTGACGGTCATTGTCGTTCCATTCAATGTAAATGTCGTTTTGCTGCCATAATAGGATTGATTATTGTTCAAATAACCGGTTTTTGGATATAGTAAATTTGAAATGACGGTATTTCCATTTTGAATCAATGGACTTTGGGTAGTCGTTGGAGTAAATATATTAGACACGGCGATGGTAGTTGGGTCAAATGAAGTGGTGCCACTTGAAATTGCATTTCCGGTGACTATGGTAGACGTGCTTCTATACGTTTGATTATATTGATTTGTTCCACTCATAGAAAATACGCGAGATATATTCAAATTATCGGATGATATAATACAATTTGAAGAACTATCTGCAGTTTGCGAATTAAAAATGGCAGAATATTTCATGGATTCAAAATAGTCGGACTGGAAATAAGATGTATCATTGACGTTTAACGCGCCATTCATTTTTATTTTAAAATCGTAAGAATATCCGGAACTCGTGTACAAACTAATGTTACCAAACGTAATATATCCTATAAATACATTCCCATTAAATTCCGAGCTGCCGGAATCAATGGTATTCAATGATACGTCTCGTAAGTTACTATAATAGGCGGTTGGATATACAGGTCGAGCAACAGATGTATTATTTAGTGAATAATCTTCGTAATACACCATACATGTAGCACTTTTAATATAAAGTTCCACTACATTTCGCGAAAAATCTAAATCATAATCCGTGGTACTATTGTTTTTACCAGTGAATTGAATAGATACCGGAACCGTTAATGAGAAGGTATATTGGTTTGAATCGATACCATCGCGAATAAAAATAGAGGCAACATAGACCTCGGATGCATTTTCTATATCACATTTTACATCATAATCAAAGGTAATATTCCATCTAGTGTCGTCGATAGTCTCATAAATATTATAAGTGTGGTTGGTCGAATAGTTATACAATGGTATAGACGGGTCCAAATATAACAATTGCACAGGACCTGGCACATTAGATGAAGTTGTCGGTCTATACACAATCGTTTCAGAGCATACAGTTCGGTCAATGATTCCATTTCTAACCGTTGTTTTTATGACACCGTCTTGATTTGTATTTTGATAGGTTCCGTTAGCAATTTGACTATAGGTTTGTGCTTTGGTAATCCCATTTTGTTTTGAATTTTGATTGGTTGATTTGTATTGCAATATTTCCGCTTTGCGTCGCATATTCAATTGTTCTTGCGTATACGTTGGATAAGGCGATGACGCTAAAATATCCATACGTATTGGTTTGGTAACCGCCTTTCTACTTTTTCGTAATTGAGTAATTACATCACATGCAATATTTGTGGTCATACTTATACTAGTGTGTGAAATATTTTTCACAAACAATATAGAAATAATTATATAGTTGTATAATATAAAATGATTGCATTTGTGTTCATTTTAACTTTGTGCGGATTCGTCAATGGGTCCAATTTTTTAGATAGATTTCATGCATGGGCAGATACATTTAAAATTCGTTTTAGAGACGAAGCCCATAAAATGCAAGTATATGCAAAATGGTCGGCGAACGATAAATTCATCGAAACCACCAATGCGCAAAATTTGACCTATGTATTAGGTCACAATCAATTCTCCGGTATGGACTCGATTGAGTTCAAAGAATATTTGGGATTTTCAAATGAAAAAATGACTGAAAATTTACGTGGATTTTTAAATGCCGAATCCATCGTTGTCAAAATGGAAAACAATGTAGAATTGTCTAGTTTACCATCGTCGATTGATTGGGTAGATTTAGGCGCTGTTACCCCTGTAAAAGACCAGGGACAATGCGGTTCATGTTGGTCCTTTTCTACCACTGGCTCCTTAGAAGGTGCGTATTTTGTGACATACGGCGAATTGTTGAGTTTTTCCGAGCAACAACTCGTCGACTGCGACAACTGGAAAAACGGCGGTCGTGACCACGGCTGCAACGGTGGATTAATGGACAATGCGTTCAACTGGATTCATTCCAATGGTGGATTATGCAGTGAATCTGCCTATCCCTATGTTTCTGGAACCACCGAAACCGCTGGAACTTGCACCACCACTTGTTCAGTGAATTCAAAAAGCAAAGTCCAGAGTTATGTAGATGTGACTGCCAGTTCAGACACTGCCATGATGACGGCATTATCCAAACAACCCGTTTCCGTCGCCATTGAAGCAGACCAAGCCTCGTTTCAATTGTATAAATCCGGTGTATTTACTGGAAATTGCGGAACCAATTTAGACCACGGCGTATTGGTCGTCGGATATGGCACAGAAAGTGGTTCGGACTACTACAAGGTGAAAAACTCATGGGGAACTTCCTGGGGTCAAGACGGCTATATTTTATTAGGTCGCGGTTCTTCGTATAATTCCGGCGCAGGACAATGCGGCGTCTTATTAGAAGCCAGTTACCCATTGTTAGCATAGAAGGCAAATATGATTTGTGTAATAGTATCTATTACACAAAAAGACAAAAAGTATTACATTTTATTGGTATACCAGGAAGAAGACAAATAGGTATATCCTCCACTGTTTGAATTCGCGGAAGAACTCTTACTGCTGGTATTCAAGTTTGGACCACTCATCACAATGCTATTGATGTCGAAAATATTCAAGGAACGACTATAATACCGTAAATCCGATAAACTTCCTGAAAATCCGGAATTTTGGCAGATGAAAACGTCTTGATAATTTTGTTTTGGGACTACATTAAATGTCAAACGTCCGGTAATAATACCGTTCATATAGACGTCTAAATTTTTATTGGTTAAACGAATCATGACATTGAACCACCGTTTCAAAGGGATATTGTCAATGTCAATAAATTGCGCTCCTCCTGGTTCATCGACGACGGTATTCATAATCACGCGTAGGGTAGGATTGGTGGAATTACTTAAATATAGACCGGGCGCATTGTTGACAGTGGCAATGCCGTTGGTGCCATAGGTATTGTTACCCTTGTTAAAAATATGTTGATATACCGTTCCGGTGGTAACATCCGTGCTATTATTGATATCGGTTATATTTAACCACACCGACCAGGTATATTCAATACCGCCTGGTTGATTGTTGGAACGTAACAAGGTGATTGAGTTTGAATCTTTGGGGTCTTGTTTGATTTGTTGCGAATCGGTTCCACTAATCATTCCACTTACTAAATAAGGACTCTCCGAAGGTTGGGAGAAATAGCCGATTAACCATATGCCTAAACGTAATAAAATCATGAAAATAATGACCACAATCAATATAAAAGCGAAACGGGCGATAATACTGTTTGATTCTAAAAATTCGGCACTCGCTTGGCCGACACTTTTATTTGAAAATTCATTCATCGTATTGTTGAAAGAATCTTGCACCCCCGCAATCGATTCATTGATCGACGACATGGGTCCGGCGGTAGATTCAGCGGCATTGTTATACATACTGGAAGCGGATTCGGCGGCAGTATTGTATGTATTTGACACAGATTCGGCGGCACTATTATAGGTATCCGTTAAAGATTTCTGTATATTTCCAAAAGTATTTGATTGTTCCTGTTCCATAATTTAGTATATACTATAACATACTAAATTATTTTTGCAAATGCGTCTAATAACTAACTTCACTCATTGTAACGTTATCTTTTGTGATGGCAACATTCATACCATAAGAATTACCGGAATATCCATTACCCGACATGTAATTCGACCATACGGTTTGTGGATTTACTGCATTGGCATTGCGTTTGAACCCAGTAATGTATGCATCGCATACACCGAAATTAACATCATAGGATGGACTTGTATTTGGTAAAGCGCGAAGTTTTGTAGATTTGATTAATTTTCCGTCTAAATAACAATCCACGACTTGAGAATCTACACTAATGACTACATAGACCCATTTTTGAATTGGGAAATTGGTAGTCACTACAATGGGTGGATTCGAAATATTGGTTGCGCTGGAATTCAATTTGCAATATAAGGTTGGGGTTGTTTTACCCAATGTTAAACTAATGACGGTATTTGAATTGGCAAGGTCGGTGGTTCCCGATGGAGATGCATAATAAAATACCTTGTCATTTGTATTGTTCCAGGTATTGACATATATCCATGATTCATAGGAAAAGGCATAGGAAGTAGGGTTGGATAAATCACTGTTGACAATCGAAGTATTCGAATTGTTTAAATTATACAAGGTAGACGAAGAGGATGATTTCTTTGACGCTTTATATAAGAAAAATACCAGCAAAATAATAACAACAATTAGCACAATGACAATAGTATCCATTTTATATACTACCTGGACAAAATTATTTGACATAATCCGTTGGTGGATTTTTCAACATCAACAAATTATAAGTGTCGGTGATTTTTGAACTCGTTAATGGTTCACTATAATAATTGACGTTGCAAATGGACCCATCTAAACCATTGTCACTTCCTACAATCACAATATCAATGGGAGAATAAACCGGAATATTATCGGTATATGTAAATGTTCGCGCTAAACTTCCATTCACGTATAAATCCACTTTGGAATCAAAGAAATTAAATGCGAAATAGTTCCATTTTTGATTTGGCAAGCTGAGCTCATAACTCATATTTTCGCCATTGTTTGTAAAATAGACCACATATATATCGGTGTCTTTTTGACGTTTGTTTCCCGAATCGTTTTTATAGGCTAGTTTCGGTTTTCCGTTACCATAATCGAATATGGTCGTTTCTTTCACATACGCCGCATTCGAAGAGGGTTGCGGATTCAAATATACCCACATGGTCATGGAATAATTACGGCGATAGAGTTCATCCTTGCTCGCATGAGCAACACTGTCGGACATGGGTTTGTATAAAAATCGTTCGCTATTTGCAATGGTGATTTCGCGATTTAAAAATACAGGTTTTGACAGCAAAGACGTTGAATTCATGGAATATATTTTTTGCAATATGGGTGGTAGCAATATATAGAGAACCATCAAGACGAGTTCAATGACCAATAGCAGAAATACGACGCTTGGTGTTATACGTATTTGTTGAAACAAATATTGCATGACATCACTAAACAAACAAGGAATGAAAAAGAGCAAATTGGCGAAAAAACCATACCATCCGGGCAATTTTTTCAGGTTTGCCGAATTCAGTTTAAAAAACAGGGCTAATCCGACAATAATAATCGTGGCCAACAAAATACGCATCACAAATCCGCCATAATAGACTGCATTCAAATTCCAGGTCGACGAATAATACAACAGCATGGCGAATATGGTGATTAAAACGCCTCCGCCTAGGGCGATTAAATAAGGGGATTCGTCAGCGCGCAACAGCGGCGAGAAAATGAAAAAACTTATCAACATTGGAATCAGAATCATCAAGGCGTAGGAATTGGTATTGGTAGTCAGTGCGGCCGGGTCACGCGATGCATAATACAAAACGACTGAAATAAAGGCAATTCCGCCAAGCATGATGGCATATTTTTTAAGGCATTCTATTAATTCGATTCGTTGATTTGCACCTAAAGCCGCTGTATTCAGAAAATCTTTTAAAAAATCGCCGATTCCACTTCCAGTATTTTTAAAAAACGACCCGATTGCAGGACCGATATTTTTAAAAACCATAAACATCAGCAGCAATAGTTGATATACGTTGTTGTTCAGCAAATAAACATCAATCATGCCAATGACAAAGATAAAGGCGATAAATGCTAAAGTAAATCCAATGCCGATGCCTATTTTTTGACCGGTGTTATAGGAATCAAAGGGAGGCAGGGCCTCGACAATTGCACCAATGAGAGAACCTGTGACAAAGCCGAAAATAAATCCGAAAATGATACCCTCTAAAAGTGCTGTTACCCCATAGAGAAGTTGCGAAACAAATCCATAAATCATCGCAAAAATCAAGCCATTGTATAACCCTGATTTTGCAGCAAAGGATAATTTTATTTTCATTAGTTTGTGCAATAGTAATTTGATTTGAAAAAAGAAATCCTTTATGATATGCGGTATTTTTGGATGTTCTATGAATGACTTATCTGAATCATTTCCCATATTATCTTATAGTATGCATATAAAATAATACATCTTACAAATTTTCTAAAGCGGTCTTTTCGCCGTGACAATCGCGACATAGGGCGACTAAATTATCCACATGGTTGCTTCCGCCATATTCTAATCGTATTTTATGATCCACCTCAAACCAGGCGGGTAATTGTTTTGCGCACTTTCCACAATGCCAGTTTTGACTGGCGGCGACGAATTTCTTTTTCGTCTCACTGACCGACCGTTTCGTGGCCTTTTTTCCTGATTGTGCTATACGTTCATATTGCGATGTATGGGGGCGAATTTGTGGCATCTCCATTACCGGGGCATTGTATTGCTCGTCTTTGAACCCGTGTTTTGCCGTGAAATCTAAAACGGGCGCAACCATCATGGCCGCGTTTTTGTCGACGGGCAAATACTTTAAATAGTCATTCGACGTAGTGATTATTTTTTGTGCATAGAGCGGATTCTTTTTGATGAGCCAATAAATCATAAGTGCGCCTAGAGCAACGCCGGCCATTTGATAATATTTTTTCCACGAAATCATTAATTTCAAATATTTTCCGTCGGTGTATATATTTGCCATTAAGAACGCGGCAATGCCGAATAATACTAGTTCGAATCTCATACTACTATAACACTAGAAAAAAGTGCATCATGTGGATGGATAATACATATAGACGAGAACCATGCACAACAATATGATGACAAAATACAAATATTGTTTCTTGATGTGGAATTTTTCGGCTAAATATATCGGTTTTGATTGATAGGAAGATTCATATTGTTCACATGCCTCTTCGACCGACATTTGTTCTTTCCCGATGGATTTGTTTATTTTATTGTGTATGAATATGGTCCACAATATGAACGATTCGCGATTGTCTAAATAGGGCGATACTGGATATTTATCGAGAACTTGACTAAATTTGTCTCCTATTTGTGGATTGGGTATGAAAATGGGCAAGTTTTGTATAAAGTCATAGTATTTCCGCTTCGTCACTGCATTTGGCGTTTCTGGATAACCATAGGCCAGCGTATGAATGAAAAACCAAAAATGAGGTCCCCACACTTCCGGGTCAAATAACATTGCAAACTATATAGAAACGAGTGATTATATATATGTAGAATTGCCGAATATGAATTATGAACAGTTTTGTAATAATTGTGGAAAAAATGGACATCTATTTCACCATTGCAAAGTGCCAATTACGAGTTTTGGTGTCATAGCATTTCGTGTTCACAATAACAAGTATGAATATTTGATGATACGTCGGAAAGATACTTTAGGATACATTGATTTTATGCGCGGCAAATATTCGATTTTTGACAAAGCCTACATTATGAATATGATACAGCAAATGACGGTGTTTGAAAAGGAGAAATTATTGACGCTGGAATTCGAAGATTTATGGAAAGATGTATGGGGAACTGAAAAATTGTCGTCGCAATACAAAAACGAGGAAATTATTTCGAAAGAAAAATTTAACCAGCTGAAATCGGGGATTGTTTCGAAAAGTGAATCATACTCTTTGAAAACACTTGTTGACGAAACGCGAGAGTATGGTCCATGGCACGAGCCCGAATGGGGGTTTCCAAAGGGGCGCCGAAATTATCAAGAAAAAGATTATGAATGTGCGGTCCGCGAATTTTCAGAGGAAACTGGCTATTCGCCTAACCGCATGAAGAATGTGCACAATATATTACCGTTTGAAGAAATCTTTACGGGGTCGAATTATAAATCGTATAAACACAAGTATTATTTGATGTATATGCCCTATGATTATTCGACGACGGCTACGAAATACGAAACGTCCGAAGTGAGTGATATTGCATGGAAGACCTACGACCAATGTATTACTTCCATGAGACCATACAATTTAGAAAAAATCAAATTGATTTCAAATATTCATGCTTGTTTGCTAAAATACAAACTCGTGTATTGTTAGAAGCTTTTGACGCAAATAGTTTTGACGCAAATAGTGTACACCTTTTAACCTTTAATTGCCGATTTATATACGATAATTCTGCCAAAGGCAGTATTATTGATGTATAAAAGGCAAATTATCGGTTATAAAGTAACGTTGACTAATAACATTCAAAGACGCCGCCCACCTGGGTCGGCGTTTAGAATGTTAAAAGTCGTAATAGTAATATATTATACTATTATATACAAACATGGATACGGGGGTAACAAAAATAATTAAAAAAAATAATAGTCGAAAAAAAAGCACATTGTCTTTGGATTTTCGCAGTAATTTAGACCCTGCACTCACCATTATGCCATCACCTATACAAATCACTATGGATGAACCCGTCGAACCAGTCGTTCAGGAACCTGCTAAAAAAACGCGGTGTCCTCAAGGGACACGCAAACATCGCAAAACGGGTGAATGTATACCCATCAAAGAAAAGGCGGATGATAAAGCAGAGTCTGCTGAAAAAACCGAGGACAAAGCTGATAATAAGGCTACTGAGAAAAAAGATGACGACAAACCTAGCAAAAAAACGCGATGTCCAAAAGGGACGCGCAAACATCGCAAAACGGGCGAATGTATACCCGAAAAAACAGATGCTCCCGTTGCTGATGTTACCGCTCCTACTATTACACAACCCCGTAAAAAGCAAACCGTAACAGCTATGCCAATTCCCTTAGCTGAACCCGCCGACAATGCATCCAACGACGAATTATTCGACGCCGAAAAACGCGAATATGACCAAAACCAGAAGGGTGAGGTGTCCGCCTATGATTTTTTATACCCCGACCTCAACGACCCCCAATTCACTCAAAAAATCGCGCAACACAAAGAATTTGCCGACACCCAATACGACGGCACCCTCCACGACGTCAAAAAACAGGCCGAAATCATGTGCAATGCCCGATTCGAACTGATGCCACATCAGATTTTCGTCAAAAATTTCATGTCCCTCCAGACCCCCTACAACAGTCTATTACTCTATCACGGTTTAGGTAGTGGAAAAACCTTGAGTTCCATCGGTATTGCCGAGGAAATGCGCGCCTACATGAAACAAATGAATATTACACAACGTATTATTGTGGTGGCATCGCCGAACGTCCAGGCCAACTACAAACTACAGCTTTTCGACGAACGCAAACTCCGTCTGGTCGCCGGCTCCGAAAACATGGGCGACGCCGTCTGGGCCATGGACAATAGTATCGGCAACGCCTTGCTAAAGGAAATCAATCCAACGAATCTAAAAGGCCTTTCCCGCGAAAAAATCGTCGCCTCCATCCGCCGCATCATCAATCAATATTATTTGTTTATAGGTTACGGACAACTCTCGAATTACATCTATAATGCCATCAAGAAAAATCCTCATTACGACAACATGTCACGAGAACAACGCAAAAAAATCTTTGTCAAATACGTCCGCGAACAATTCGACAACCGTCTCCTCATCATCGACGAAGTCCACAACATACGTTTAGCCGATGACAATCAAGAACGCAAAAAGACGGCCCTCCTCTTGATGCAAGTCGCTAAATATTCCCAGAACATGCGTATGATACTCTTGTCCGCCACGCCCCTGTTCAATTCCTATAAAGAAATCATCTGGCTCACGAATCTCATGAATATCAACGACAAGCGCGCCACCATCGAAATCACCGACGTGTTCGACGCCGACGGCTATTTCAAACCAGCCGACCCGGCGAAAGGCATCGAAGGCGGTCGAGAACTTCTCATGCGCAAACTCACCGGATATATTTCCTATGTCCGCGGCGAGAACCCTTATACGTTCCCCTACCGCATTTATCCCGATACCTTCGCCGCTCCCGAACACATTTTTGCCGACGAATCGGAGGATACGCAAGACCAATCACCCAGGATTACGTATCCGCAAATTCAGATGAACGGCAACCCCGTCGAAGAACCCATCAAACACATCAAAACCTATAACACGACACTCGGTGAATACCAAGCAAAGGGCTATGACAAAATCATCGAAGACATGAAGACGAAATCTTACGAACAATACACGACAAGTGGACAAGTCCGTCGCATGCCCACTTTCGAGAACATGGAATCTTTCGGCTACACCGTATTGCAAAATCCGCTACAAGCCCTCAACATGGTCTATCCCGAACTAGACGACGAAGATAGTGTTATAGAAAATATGGTGGGTAAATCGGGACTCGAAAGTGTGATGAAATATGTCGAAGAAACCCAGGGCGGCATTCCGACCCGCCATAGTTTCGAATACAAGGCCGACGTTTTGAACACTTACAAGGAAATATTTAGCGAAAACGAATTGCCTAAATATTCGGCCAAAATCGCCGAAATCTGTAAAATCATCAAAAAATCCACCGGAATCGTCGCCATTTATTCACAATACATTGACGGTGGTATGGTGCCGATTGCCCTTGCTTTAGAATCCATGGGGTTCGGCCGCTATTGCCATTCGGCGACGGCTAAAAATCTCTTCAAAACCGCTCCTCGCGGAGCCATTGATGCATTGACCATGAAGAAAAAGGGCGATCTCGAAGACGCCGCGGCCTGGCATCCAGCGAAATATGCCATGATTACCGGCGACAAGGCGCTGTCGCCGTCGAATGCCGCCGATATCAAATACATTACGAGTGCCGACAATATTCGCGGGGAAAAGGTCAAGGTCATCCTACTTTCGAAAGCCGGCGCCGAAGGTCTCGATTTCAAGAATATTCGCCAGATACATGTTCTCGAACCGTGGTATAATATGAATCGTATTGAACAAATCATCGGGCGTGCCGTGCGAAACCAGAGTCACTGCGCGCTCCCTTTCGAAGAACGAAACGTGGAGATTTATTTGCACGGGTCCATCTTACCCGACCCCACCGTCGAAGCCGCCGACCTCTATGTCTATCGTCTGGCGGAGAAAAAGGCGCAACAAATCGGCAATGTAACCCGACTCTTGAAAACCATAGCGGTCGATTGCGTCTTGAATCACGGACAAACGAATTTCACCGAAGAAAATCTAAACGCGACCGTCGAAATCCAGCTGTCGACCAATGGCCAGACTGTCGAGTATGCCATCGGCGACAAACCCCATACTGAAATATGCGACTACATGGACAATTGCAATTTCACGTGTGCGAATTCCCCCGGCGCCCCCGAAGTGTTATATAATGAATACTATAATAATCAATATGTTGAATCGAATCAAGAGATTTTGCTCGCCCGTATTCGAGAACTTTTCCGCGAAAAGACGCCTGCCAAGGCGAAATCGGGGGCGGCCGTGTCGCATATCTTTTATGAGCGCGAGCAATTGATTGCCCATATCAATGCCGTGAAACAATACCCGATGGAGCAGATTTTCAGCGCATTGACGCGGCTGATTCACAATCGCAATGAATATTTAGTCGATGCCTATGGGAGAACCGGACGTCTGGTCGACAAATACGATGCTTCTACCGACCTAGCCTATTATGCATTCCAGCCCGTCGAAATCACCGACGAAAATGCGTCGATTTATGACCGCAGCGTGCCGGTCGAATACAAACGCTCATCTATTACACTCGAAATTGACAAAAATGCGGAACCCGTGGAGGTGGCTGCTGTCGCGAAACCCGACGAAGTGGTCGCGGCGGTTCCAAAAGAAGATGGCGCCGTCTCCGTGGAATTTGATTCCATTGTAAAATCCATGGAAAAGGCGCTTTTTGACGTTTTTCATACTCAGGTTCTCGACAAGGGGGAAAAGAATTGGTATAAACATGCCGGCATGGTCGTGTATTACTCTGACCCCGAGCATATCTTCATCGAAACACAAAAGACGAAAAACCCCGACAAGACGATTTCCGTGAAGAAAATCGAACATAAATTACCTATTACACAATTGCGGACCGAGTTTGGAATTAGTGACGAAGAGATTTTCGTCTATATGGCCCATCACTATTTAGACACATTGGACTTTAGCCATAAAATGGCAATTGTCCGGCATTTTTATAGCGACAAACAAGAACCTGAGAGTGAGAACGAAGACATTATCAAAGCTTATTTTGACCGATTGATGGTGCGGGTCGGTGAGTTGACAGGAGTGGCCATCATGAAGGACGAAACATTAGTGATTATGGTGCAAAATGCAGCTGACGGTTCATGGACCGAAGCCGACCAAGAAGATTACGATGTATTGGGAAAAGAATTACTTCAATGGCGTATTCCACGCACACAAGAGAACATGAACGATTTGCTCGGATTTATTACTCTTTTCGTATCGAAAAAATCAAACACGAAAGAGATGGTCTTCAAAGTCAAGGATATGACCGAAAAACGCAATAATTTCGGTGCTCGTATTGACGATGCGGGCAAAGACAAGGTGATTAAACTTTTGAACAAAATTGCTGCGCCGGAAGTGTTATATGATGATTCGAATACGACCTTTGTATCCCAACTGGGATTGTGTATTATGATTGAAATTTTGATGCGTGCGTTCTCCGAGAAACGTCGTAATGGCAAATACTATTATTTGACACCAGAGCAAACGGTCATGAGTGAAATCATTAAAAAATCATTTGCCTAAATATTTTAGATGCTGAGGGCGAATGACAAAGGACCCTCAATAACGACGTTCAAGGTTTACAAAATTGAAGACGGCGAGATATTTTTACGTAGAAACAACATAAAAATATCCTTATTATATTATTACTATGATGCAAACTGCCGAAATATATAGTGGCGGGGCGGAAAAAAAACAAGCAGAATCGAAAGTATACGGAGTCTATCTGAAATCGGTATTGACGCAAAAAATCGTCTTGTCCATCAATGAAGTCGGCAAAAACTTGAAACAAAACTTGGAGAAGAAAATCGCCGCCAGTATCGAGGGCAAATGTATTGCACAGGGTTTTGTAAAACCGGGGTCAGTCAGTGTGGTGAATTTTTCGAGCGGAAACGTCAATGCGGCAAATGTCGAATTTCAGGTGGTATTTGAATGCATGATTTGTCATCCAGTGGAAGGCATGTTGATTGAATGCAAGGCAAAAACCATCACAAAGGCGGGTATTCACGCGGAAGTCGTCGATGCATCGGGTGTCATTCCCGTGACCGTTTTCGTGGCACGTGACCATAATTACAACGACATACACTTTAACAATGTCAAGGAAAATGCGGAAATTCTGGTGCGTGTCTTAGGAACGCGATTCGAACTTAACGACCCCTATATTTGTGTGATAGCGAAACTTGCACAACGACGTGATGCGCCAGCGCAACCCCTAAAAAAGGGCGGATTTAGTGAAGCAGCACAACCGCGGATTTCGATTTTCAACGAAGATGCGAATATTGGATATAGTTTAGGCGAAAATAGCGACGACGACGAAGACGAGTGATTGCCCCCATCCACAAATAGGTATTCCACAAAACAATTTAGAAACATATTTGCTCTCTATGTATCGATGCAAACTGCGCAAATGCTAGAACAACTAAAAATGCGTATTGAAAAAATGGACAAGGCTCACCACATTGAAATATTAAAAATACTCAAACAAAATTCATCTATTACACTGAATGAAAACAAAAGTGGCGTCTATGTGAATTTGTCTTTTTTATCGGAGACCGACATTCAAAACATTCAAAACTATATTCAATATATTGACGTGCAAGAAGCAGCGATTGATGTGATGGAATCGCAACAAACCACCTTCAAGAATACATATTTTTCCTAAATGATATAGAGATTTGTCTCCTAGTATTCCTAGTAAGATGACTTATCCAAACGCCCTCTATCAAATTTTTTATCCATATAATAAATTTGATGTTGAATCCCTACATTTGCTAGAGCCCTTCATGTATAACAAATCGTTTGTCGTCGAAGTGCCGAAAGAACCCGCCCCCGAATGTATAAGTGCGCCCGTTGAGAAACCATGCGAGCCACTACAAAAAACAGCGGTTCCGAAATTTTTTTTGCGTATTCCGCACAATCCCGATTCCCTTTTCTGGTCCATGTATATTCATCATTATGGTTATGAACACTATTTAGCTATCGGAAACAAATATACCAATGTCGAAATGGTCGAAAAACAAAAAATCATGGAACATATCAAATCGTCTAAATATTCTTTTAAAAACATGAACCGCAAAATTACTTTAGGAACGACGCAAGAAATCATGTCAGAACTCATGACCAATTCGAAAACATCTTTGTTAGCATTGCATGCATTATCTTTGTATTATAAAGTGAATGTATGCGTCGAAAACACCATCAACTGCACTTATTTGGAATATATTTTCGACAAAGAATCGCCCTCCGACAAGTGGGTTTTCCTAAAGTATACCGACCGTAAGAAATACGGTCTCGTCGAATCCGAACCAGTGAAACCTAATGGAATATTGATTGAATCCCACGACAAACCATTGCGCGGTATCTCTACATACAAAGTGGCGGAATTGAATGCAATTGCTGATAAAATACCAGCCATTTGCAAAGATGAATTATATGCGACCTGGAAGAAGCCCGAGTTATATGGGAAACTATGGCACGCTTTACTGTGGCAGTAATACAAAATTGAATAAATCGGAATGAAACAACCTAAATAATATATAAAAATACTATATAACATGGAATTGCAAACGAAATCGGTTGAGGATAATTCATCATCAAAAGAATTCGAAAAAATGGTGGCCGCTTATTTAGCCAGTAATCCCGTCATGTCGCAAAACAGAAAAACGAGTGAATTAGAAATTCGATTTGGGACAAATCCGCGATTGGCGAGGCCGATTAGCAAAATCGACTACGAAAACGTCGTCAAACAATTGCATGCCGCCGGATTTACTACCTCTGACCCCGACGGTATGCATATGTTGCGCATTCAAAACGAATATTTTGACGTGCGTTCACAAGCCACCAAAGTATCGAATATTCGTGCGGAAATTGTCGGACTTGATTTGATTCAAGAATATTGCAAATCGAACTCGCTTCAAAAATTAATCGATATGCCATCGACGTCCACCTCGCGTGGGCACAAAATCAAATTCACGCAAAAATCGCCGCCGCCTTCGGTAGGAGGTAGTGATGGGTCCATGCGACCTGTCGATTTCACAGACTATAATTTCCGCGTAGCCTATCAAATGGAGCAAGACTATACCGTGGAATCGAATATTGCAAAAAACATTCTTAACAAATGGACCGATTCGAAAAAACTCTTCCGCTACATTAACCGTGTCCGATTTTCCCACCCTACATTGCCCATTTTCGCCGATGTGAGTATTTTGAAAGTGTCGCCTAAAATCGGGAAAAAGACACCGGTCCCCCATTATACTGTGCAAGACGCGAAACTCTTTCAAAACGATGAATCCTATGAAATCGAGCTGGAAGTGGATAACAAATCCGTCGGTCCCGGCTCCGATTTCAACCATCCCTCGAAATTAATGGACGCCATTCGCAAAGGAGTGCGCATTGTATTGGGTGGATTGCAAGGCACGAATTATCCAATTGCCTATACCGAACGCGACCGCGTCTTGCAAGATTACATGCATCTATTACACGATACTCCCGACTACAAATACGAAGAACGTCGTGTGCAAACCCGCGATTTCTGCGGACCCTCTTCTACCACCTTATTGTTGAAAAACCTCATGGCCGGAAACCAGAACAATATCTTGAACAATTACACGGTCACGGACAAGGCGGATGGTGAAAGACGATTGCTCTTTGTGCATGAAAATGGACGCATATACATGATTGACAACAACATGAATGTAATATTTACCGGTGCCATCACCGAAGAAAAATCGCTCCACAACAGTTTGTTTGATGGCGAACATATCAAATACGATAAAAATCACAAATACATCAATCTATATGCGGCATTCGACGTGTATTTTGTGCACGGCAAAAATGTGCGCGAATTAGCGTTTGCGAAAAATCAGGTCGCCGACGAAACCCACCAAAACAAATACCGCATCAACCTATTGCAACAAGCAATGACACTCATTCAACCAAAATCGATTATGAACGTGGGAAAAGCCGTGAAAGAAGGCACTACCAACACATGCGATTTCCATATTCGTTGCAAGAATTTCCAGATTGCCACCGAATCGTTTTCCATATTTGACGCGTGCTCCGTCATTTTATCCGATATCAAACAAAATTTATACGAATACAATACCGATGGTCTCATTTTCACTCCGGCCCATACTGGAGTCGGCGGAAAAAGCGCCGGACATGCCGGACCCATTACGAAATTCACCTGGGAACAATCGTTCAAATGGAAACCCCCTCAGTATAATACGATTGATTTTCTGGTGCATTTCAAAAAGGATGCGAAAACGGGCAAAGACGACATTCACACGATTTTCCAGGAAGGCAAGGCACTTGACCGCAATCAAAGTGTTGTGCAATACCGTGTATTAGAATTATACTGTGGATTCGACAAGGAAAATCACCGTTTTGTGAATCCCTTTGAAAGCATTATTTCCGACAATTTGCCACATAGCAATTACGACAACGAAGAGCGCTATATGCCGGCCCTCTTTCGTCCGACAAATCCCTATGACACGGATGCCTGTTATTGCAATGTCGCGATGGATGGCGGTTTGGTGCGGACGGAAGAACACGAAGTCTTTGAAGACAATATGATTGTGGAATTCCGCTATGATTTGACGTTGACGGGGGCGTGGAAATGGGTGCCTTTGCGTGTGCGTTATGATAAAACCGCGGAATTGCGCAGTGGTGCGAAAAACTACGGAAATGCCTATAATGTGGCGAATTCGAACTGGCATTCGATACACAATCCAGTCTATGAATCCATGATTATGACGGGTCAGGGTATTCCGGAAATGGTGGAAGATGCCGATGTCTACTATAACAGAACGGGCAATGAAAACGATACAAAGGCATTGCGCGATTTCCACAATTTGTTTGTCAAGAAGCGCTTGATTCTAGGTGCGTCAAAACGTCGCGACACACTCATTGATTTCGCGGTGGGCAAGGCGGGGGATTTGCCGAAATGGATAAAGGGAAAACTCGGATTTGTTTTCGGAATCGATGTGTCGCGCGACAATATTATGAATTCGATGGATGGGGCTTGTGCGCGCTATTTGAATGCGCTCAAAGACGAGACAGTGGAGACAAAGGCGATTTTCTTGCAAGGAAACAGTGGAGTCAATATTCGCAGCGGCCGGGCGTTCATGACGGACAAGGACAAGATGATTGCCCGAGCGATTTTCGGCAGTGGTCCGAAAGAGCGCGCCACCTTGAAGGAGGGCGTGTATAAACAATACGGCGTCGGACAAGACGGATTTTCAGTGTCCTCGTGTCAATTCGCTTTGCATTATTTCTTCGAGAACAATGTGGTATTTCACGAATTCTTGCGCAATGTCTCGGAATGCACGGCGACGGGGGGATATTTTGTGGGAACGTGCTATGATGGCAAAACGGTCTTTCAACGATTGCGAAACAAACGCAAGGAAGAGGGAATCACCTTGATGCGCGACGACCACAAAATCTACGAAATCACGAAAATGTATGAGCAGACGGGCTTTCCTGATGATGAATTGTCTCTGGGATACATGATTCATGTGTATCAAGATTCCATCAACAAAGTATTCCCGGAATATTTGGTCAATTTCGATTACTTTGTGAGGATGATGGGGAACTACGGATTTGTGCTGGCAGAAGCGGCAGAATCGCAAAAAATGGGCTTGCCGCATGGTTCGGGATTGTTTTCGGAATTGTTTGCGGAAATGGAAAGCGAAGTGGAACGCAATCCTCGAATGCGTTCGGATTATGGCAAGGCGTTATCGATGACTTCGGATGAAAAATGGGTGTCGTTTATGAATCGCTATTTTGTCTTTCGCAAAGTGCATCATGTGGATGCGGAGAAAATCTACAAACAGTTTGTTTCGAAGCAAATGGTGGAAGACGTAGCAAAAGAAGTCGTTGAAACCGCAAAAATCACGGAAGCAGCAAAACCGAAAGCGAAAAAGCTCGGCAAGAAAATAATATTGACAGATTATTCACCCGTCGATGACGTGGCAAAAAAGACTACTGACGTTGTAAAACCAGCGACTGACTTGCCAAAAAAGGCTACTGATTTGCCAAAGGTCACCTATGGAAATACTGTGACCATTAAAAAGGCCGTGAAAAAATAAATATAGGTATATGTTATAAATGGTCAATTATACAGTTACTAAGGTTGCTGGTTCTTTTATTCAAGGGAATCCAGTGTATAGCGATGAACAAGGAGTATATTATATTCTCTCTACTTCAACTGCGTCTGTAGTTGGATACATTAGTTCGACAGACGGCAAATCTATTGTTATACCGGATAACGTAAATGATGGTTCTACATATACCGTAACGACCATTTTAGATTCTGCGTTTAAGAACTCGAAAATCACAGGAGTAACTTTTAGTGAGAATTTGCAATCTATTGGTGCAAATGCTTTCTACCCTGCGGACAATTTAGTCGATATTGTATGGGGTGCTTCGAATCCGGTAATTGGTGCAAATGCCTTCAATAGTTATTTCAAGTTTAGTTATAAAAATGCATCGTTTGCACCTTCTATAGAAAGTATAAGCATTTCGCCGTCTATAAGGAGTCAATATGGTCTGAATAGAACGATTTTTTCTGTTATTGGATTGCCAGCTGAATTATCATTTTCACGAGTCACTGGTAAAATAAGTTCGAACGGTAAGGTTCCTGTAACTGGTGGAACATATACACTAAATGTCACTGCAAGTAGTTCTATATATGGTAAGGTGTCGACGACTGTATCAATCACCATGAAAGTGGTATCTGAATTGACTCCTGCGCAAATACAGGCCTTGACGAAGGAACAAATACAGGCATTCACAACTGTCGAGATACAAACCTTGACGAAGGAGCAAATACAGGCATTCACCATTGAGCAAATACCTGCATTCACCCGGCAGCAAATACAGGCATTCAATTAAAAATAATCTTTTTCTCTTAATTGTATTCTCGTTGAATACAATTTAGTATTTTTTCTTGTCTCATTTTACACCTGTGCAGATTCAAATGGCAGTTATGAGTGAACAAGGTGATGATTGCGCATTACCTAAATGAAGGAACACAAAGTTCTACTTACACATAAACTATTGTTCGATTACATAGTTATGAATTCAATTCGTTATTATATACATTTAGTATATAAATGGGATACATAGAAGGTGGAACCGTATACATAAATACTGACCAAATATCAGCATTCACAACTGACCAAATGCAAGCATTCACATCTGACCAAATATCAGCATTCACAACTTCGCAAATACCAAAATTAACATCTGACCAAATATCATCCTTCACAACTTCGCAAATAGTTGCATTAACAGATTCCCAGGTAGGAGCGTTGAAACCTACGCAAGTAGCAGCAATCGAAACTGCAGACATAGTAGTATTATCAAGTGCACAAGTAAACGCATTATCATCTGCCCAAGTAGGAGCAATGACCACTATGCAAGTAGCAGCATTATCGACCGCAGCAGTAAATGCATTAGAACCTTCGAAATTATCAACATTATCAACTGCACAAGTAGGAGCGTTGAAAGCTGCACAGGTAAACGCATTATCAATTGCACAAGTAGTAGCAATGACCAATATGCAAGTAGCATCATTATCTACTGCAGCAGTAAATGCATTAGAACCTTCAAAATTATCAGCATTATCATCTGCCCAAGTAGGAGCGTTGACCACTATGCAAGTAGCATCATTATTAACTGAAAATATAAAAGGATTATCAGCTGCACAAGTAAACGCATTATCAGTTTCCCAGATAGGAGCAATGACCACTATGCAAGTAGCAGCATTCGGAACCGCACAAGTAAACGCATTATCGGCTGCACAAGTAAACGCATTATCGGCTGAGAAAGTAGCAGCATTATCAACTGCCGCAATCGCAGCATTATCAACTACACAAATAGGCGCAATATCATCTCACCAAATAAAAGCATTAACAACTACACAAATAGCAGCACTAGAAACTCAAGATTTAGCAGTATTCGGAACCGCACAAGTAAACGCATTAACGACTGGACAAATAAAAGCATTACAAACTGACCAGATACAAGCATTATCAACTGCGCAAATATCAAAATTAGGAACTGACCAGTTGCAAGCAATTGAAACTTCAAACGTAGCATTATTGACATCTACACAATTAAACGCATTGACAACTGCGCAATTAGCAGGATTAACAAATGCACAAGTAGGAGGATTATCAACTTCACAATTAAACGCATTATCAACTGCGCAATTAGTCGGATTAACAACTTCACAAGTAGTCGGATTAACAACTTCACAAGTAGCAGCATTAACAACTTCACAAGTAGTCGGATTGACAACTTCACAAGTAGTCGGATTAACAACTTCACAAGTAGCAGCATTAACAACTTCACAAGTAGTCGGATTGACAACTTCACAAGTAGTCGGATTGACAACTTCACAAGTAGTCGGATTAACAACTTCACAAGTAGTCGGATTAACAACTTCACAAGTAGCAGCATTAACAACTACACAATTAAAGGCGTTGACAACTTCACAAGTAGTCGGATTAACAACTTCACAAGTAGTCGGATTAACAACTTCACAATTAAAGGCGTTGACAACTTCACAAGTAGCAGCATTAACAACTACACAATTAAAGGCGTTGACAACTGCACAATTAGCCATATTAACATCTACAAACCCACCTACATCTACAAACCCACCTACATCTACAAACCCACCTACAATTAAAAAAACATAAATTCTACATCACAATCGCCGTCGAATGAAATCCCATGGTCAAATCCATCGAACACGACAAAAATTCAATCGAGTCATTGCGCATATGTAACATGCACAAATAATTCGCACCGTCGCGCACACAAAAGGACATCAATACATCACCCACGACGACATGTTCTCCCATGAAAAATACATTATCATACAACCATTTTTTCACAATTTTCAAGCCGTCCACCATGACAAAACCATTCACCTTTTTGTTCTCGATATTGCGCAATACAATCTTTCCATCACCCGTTTTTATAGGAAAATCCAGATTTAACGACTCTAGTTCCGGATGAAAGACCACACGCACCTGTTTCGTCTTCTTGTCCAATACCATTTTGCGATATTTTCCACAAATATTGAGCTCGGAAAAATCCAGGTTCTCATAGACCGGCGCGCATATTTCGATAACATCTTCAAACTCCTCACACGTCGCATAGTGAAATATATAATATCCACGGACCACTTCATAGGATTCCACTTTATGATTGGCCTTGTCGAGAACATGGAAAAAAGATGGCAGATTTGCCCGGAAAACCACGGGTATTTTCTTGACAAACAACCGAAAGAAATCAAAGACCAATGGCGAATCCATGACAATGTATTTCGATGGCGTGGAAATAAAATCGTGGACCACCGGAATATAGCGCATGTTAAGAGTATTCACGCGTAATACCGTATTCAAGTTCTCATTCATTTGAAAAAAATCGACCGTTTTCGCAAACACATGGTAATCTAATGTTTCAAATATATTTGTCACCATTTTGCTATGCCCCGACAACTCCTGTATTTCCGGATAAAAAGCATCCATTTTTTTGACCGTGGCAATCGTCGACGTATTGTGATAAAGATGCACCAAATAAGGCAAATCGCGTTCATAAATGGCATACATGGCAGTCGTGTTCTCATCTACGGGTTTCGACAAAGCCATCAGAGCCGTGTTGGCTACGCCGATAGTGTTATAGGGATACATTCCGGCTTTATAAAGCGCATATTTGCAAAACAGGGTCATGGCATCGTCGCTCTCATTTGCCACGATTTTGTGGGTTTTTATCACGTGGCGTGCAAACGTGGGTTTGCCGTTTTTGAAAAACACGCCTTGTATGACACCGTCGCCCGTGAATAATTCGGCTAAAGATTTGACTTTCGTCGTTTCCACATTCGGTCCAATGGTGCCGAAAAAACCGTTTTGAATCGGGGGTGGACTCAAGGACCGCGGAAACCATTTGAATGATGTTGCAAAGGGGAATAATACGAATAATATGGAAACATGCATATTTGGTATATATTTAGATATGTCTAAATCCTTGCGCAAGTAAAATTGATTGTTTTGTGTAATAGTAATGATTACACAAAAATCAAACATGAAACTCATGACTCTACAAAACGTTGTGCGCGGCGAAGTTGCTGCGCGACCATCTGTCCACGTGAAATCGCCCTATGTGGCCGACGTCAATATCTCGGACAAATCCATCATTTCTCATAGTGCATCTCTCGGGTGTTGTGGTTTAGCCGATAAAAGTGCAATCGTCTATGCATTGCCGATTGCCAAACGAACCAGTGGTCTAGATGACCGCACTTGCAGTCATCGGATTTGTTTGTCGGTGGTGCGAGAACCCGCGAAAGGGTCGGAAACCGTCGTGGGTATATATCCTAAATATGCCGAAGATTTAGCCGAACAGGCGTTGGCGAAAGATTGCATCCCGGGATTGCAAAAAGTGCGGGTGTATCGGCGCGAGACCACCGTCACCGCTTCCGGCGTCAAGAGCCGGTTCGATTTTTCGGGGGTCGATGGGAATGGGACGCCCTTTCTCATGGAAATCAAGAATGTTCCTTTAGCCGATTACGAAGATATGTGGGCAAATGACCGCAAACGCTTGCCCGCGGACGCCTATGCGGGTCGGGATTCGAAATCAAAAGTCGCCTACTTCCCCGAAGGCTATCGCAAGAAGAAAAACGCCGTGGTGAGTCCCCGGGCTTTGAAACATATTTGCGAGCTGGCGGATATCAAGAAGTCGATGAATGTTCGCTGCATATTATGCTTTGTGATACAGCGCGATGACGTGGCGCAATTTTCGCCGTCGATTGTCGACCCCGAATATCGAGAGGCCGTTTTCGAAGCGCGTCGTCAGGGTGTGGAAATCATTGCCATGGTGGTGAAGTGGACCGTGGTAGATGGTAGCGCGACGGCGTATTTTGTGCGCGCAGATTTGCCAATTATATAATTTGGCCACTTGTAAGTTTGTGGCCACTTGTAAGTTTGTGGCCACTTGTAAGTTTGTGGCCACTTGTATAATAAAATATCACCCTATAATAGCAATGAGAACCCACAAGAATCGCGGTGGAGATATTCACGCAAAATCGGCTTTTGAAAAAATATTGAGTATTGGTTACGAAATGGAATCAACAGATTTAGCAAAATTGACGTTAATGTCGGACGGTGTATTTTTGAACACGGATACGGCGACAAAAGACATTGCAAAAATCAACGACCCTGATTTGTCCGAAGACAACATCAATTTTCAAGAATACACCATGCGTCAAGAAGAAACCTTTAAGGAAGCCGCATATAACAATGGAGAAGTCGACAAAAACATTGTCTTCAATATTACAAGTGACGTTGCCCGTTCTCCTTTTGTGAAAGAATTGGAAAAAATATGCAGCACCGAAGAATTCGAAGATTCCACTCCGAGTGAAATAAAAAACACAATGTATCGATTTCGGCCCGGCAATTATCCACAAGAAGACGATATACCCATCAATTTCGTATTCTGGAATGACGACCCACATTGCAGCTTCTTTTCTGACGTGGAATGGATTTTTACGCATTATAAGCCAGCGAAATCGAAAAGTGTTATAATCGATACCTTTTTCCTTTCTGCCAGCAATTTGATTCGCCATTTAGATGGACTCGAGGCAACTACCGGAAGATTACTTTTCAAGGCCGACGAAGAAAGCAAAGACATCACCATCCGAAATCCAAAGGACCGCGTTTTATTCCATCACCCAAACACTAATTTGTATTATTTGCAAACGGACAACTATAAAACCCCCATCAATATAAACAACATATGTTTAGCCCCACAAATGACCTTTTCGGCACACATTTCCGACCTATTTTCCATCATGAAACAATTAGCGTCCGACAGTATTCGTTCCATACCCGCGGTTCAAAAGAAATTTGACGGATTGTTGACATTTCTCAATATGATTGAAAAATTTACGCAAGTATTGATTGATGAATTCAACGAACGTTATCCAGCCTATGCCATCACCAAACAACATAAAGTATTATACAAATCCATCAAAAATTACATGTCTTTGATTTTTTACAAATTACATATCTACATCAATGATTATTATATTGATACCATCAAAAACACCGCCACCTACTTGAAAGATTATTTGACCTTTAATTCCCGACATTCCAATTATATATTATACTGTGGATTGAAGAAAGCTTTGCTGGAATATTATGGCAATAAAATATCGGAGAAAAACATTGTCAAATTGATTCATAAACTGCTATTGCAACAATCCATATTAGAAGAATATTTACTAGACGACATCGAGAATGTGAAAAAAAATGCGCTAAATCCGGAAAACAAATTGAATAAAAAACATCAGCATTATGGAAATCCAATGTATTCGTTGCATTCGTATTTTCAATTTTTCGAAGACCCATTAATCGCCGAAAAAAAAATAGAAAACAATGCATCCAATACCCCAGACTGGTTAGTCTATACAGATATTGACATTTATTCTACGCCCATGGATTTAAAAGACCATATTGTATTGACCGAATTCCGCGGATTTGGTAGAATATTGACCAGTTATATGTATGCTACCGGAAATGACGAAATTGAACAACTCATGACGGAAGGTATTTGCAATGTCCGCGCGAAAAAAATAAACAACCCAGATATGCGAGGTTTTTCTATTGCAACATTGAGAGAATTCATCAAGCAAAAATATCCGGCATTTCATTCAAACAAAACCCGACGCCACCGGTCCGCAAGGTCCGCAAGTCGCCGGTCCGCAAGTTACCGAACCGCAAGGTCCGCAAGGTCTGCGAGCTACCGCACCGCAAAATCCGCGAGTTACCGGTCCGCAACTCGCCGGTCCGCAAAATCCCACAAATCTAGCCTAAACGTCGAAAATGACGCAAAAAATTGAACAAAATCCTAAATTTTATATTATACACCATACAATATAAAAACAACAACAAAACCAACATGATTTTCTACTCGGACGAAATCGTTAACAAAATCATCGACACGGCTGACGTAACCACCATGATTGACGAAATTCAACAATTTATACACAATGTCCGTTACGTGATTACGCGATATTCGATACACAGTATTTCCCCAAAATACAGTAACGCCGCCATTTCCGATAGCAACAACGTGATTGCCTTTTATTGTTTCGACACCGAATTTGAACTCACGAATTGTCCCTCCATGATGATTTATCATCGATACTATGACACTACAACGCAAGAAATCACCTATTATGTATTGTTCACCTGCACAAAAAGCGGATATCGAAACATGGGGTATGCGTCAAAATTATTTGATGGACTAAAAGAACGAATCGCAAAAGAAAGCACAACGAAAAATAAAGGCCGCCGCGCAAAAATGGTTTTGAGTTCCGTCGAAACCGCTGTGCTATTTTATGAAAACTATGGATTTCGATGGACGCGCGAATCCTTAGACAAACATCCCGTGTTGATGCAATACGAAACATATGACCCATCCAAAGAATACTTCATCATGGAATACTATCTATAATTTTACACACAACTCCCGAATAAGATTTCGTAATACATTCTATATGAACAATTGCCATAAAATGAATCATCCCGAAACCCGTTCGATGCATCCCTATTTAGGCGTTCCGAAACTAATGCATAAACCCTATGCAAACTGTCCCGAGAGTGAGTATGACATGATAGAGGGCACGCCTTATAACCATCAATACATCTACTATGAGTGTTTCATGGACGACGAGAACCATTTTCATTGCGAAAAAATATGCGAAAAAACGGGGAAAAAATGGTCATGTTCGACGGTCATCCCCATCAACAAATATTATCCGTCATGTTTCCATCGCACCCTCGTGTATTACTGGTTTGTCTATCTATAGACCCACCTAAAAATCCGCGGAAAAATCGAAAATATCCTTGTCGATGGATTTGTTCGCTAAAGCATATTCAGCGTTGGTTCGTTCGAAGAAATTGACTTTCGATTCAATACTGATGAGCTCCATGAAATCGAATGGATTTGCCGTGTTATAGACCTTGTCGTATCCTAATTGGACAATCAAACGGTCGGCGACAAACTCAATATACTGTTTCATCAGCGTCATATTCATTCCTATCATACGACAAGGAATGGCCTCGGTAATGAATTCTTTCTCGATTTCCACCGCCTCCATGATGATTTCATGGATGCGTTTTTTGTTGAGTTTCTTCACCAGTTTGCTATACAATAATACGGCGAATTCGCAATGCAAGGCCTCGTCGCGCGAAATCAATTCGTTCGAAAAGGTCAACCCCGGCATCAACCCGCGTTTTTTAATCCAGTAAATGGAGGCGAAAGACGACGAGAAAAAGATACCTTCAATGGCGGCGAAAGCGACTAAACGGGAGGCGAAGGAACTACGGTTGTCGGCAATCCATTTTTTCGCCCAGTTCGCCTTTTTCGCAATACATGGGTAATTTTCTATGGCACGAAGCAATTTCGCTTTTTCGGCTTCATCGCGAATGTAGGTATCAATCATTAATGAATACGATTCCGAATGAATATTTTCCATGGAAATTTGAAATCCGTAAAATGCGCGTGCCTCGGAACATTGCACATCACTCATGAAACGCACGGCCAGATTCTCCAATACTAATCCATCCGATGCCGCGAAAAACGCCAATACCATACTGATGAATTGTTTTTCTTCGGCCGTCAGCTTCTCCCAGTCTCCCAAATCTTGCGCGAAATTGATTTCCTCGGCGCGCCAGAAACAATCGACTTGTTTTTTATACATGGCCCATATATCCTGGTATTGAATCGGAAACATTACATAGCGATTATCGTCAGGTTTTAAAAGAGGTTCGACAAAGGCGGGTTCGGGCGTAGACATTCTTCCTAAATAATATACTCTTTAGATTTTAAATGGGTTTGTCTTGAAACACTTTATGGTGCGGAAGTGTTATAGATATTATGCTATAACACCATAGATGCAGCGGATACGATTTTTCTAAATATTCGGTTATAAAATAATAATTATGACACTGAATATGGAGTGGTTGTGTGTAGGTTCTCGCAATATCTGGTTATATGCAGTGATTCACGCATTTATTAGGGGATGTGGGGTAGGGATTAGGGATTTACTGCAACAATTTGTCTAAAATATCCTTGCGATAAATGGCGTCGCGATAGCCTTGGTCATATAGGGCGTCGAATTCATAACGGTCTTTCGAGAACAGGGTGGTATATTCGTGTATATCTTTCCATATTTTCGCGGGTATATCGGATGATTTCCACATGCCGGGTGTAATATGGAGAACGGGTTTGATGAATCCTAAATACGGATATTTGCTAAATCCCCCGTCGAAACTGAGTAGATTATGGTAGGTATAGGTCATATTTCCGGTAATAAAGGGGATGTGAGAACTGGCGATGCAGCAATCAATGGCGTCTTCTAAATGTTCAAATCGGGTATAGATGGTGGTGGACGGTTTGCGGCCGCGTTCGACTGTCGTGACGCCGATAAAGAGTCGCTCTAAGTCGAAATCTTTTGTGGAATAGCTTTCTAAAAGCCGGCGTTTGAGAACTTGTTCCATTTCGGAGATTGATTTGGCACCGCGAATGGTAGGGTCGATAATATGTTGTCGAAATATACTGATATCACCGGTATAAGTCATCAGTAGTGAATTCCAGGCACCGGCGGATGCGCCTGAATAAATATAGTTGGACAAATCATAGTGTTTCTTGACGTAGGCGGCCACTCCCATCATATAAAATCCCTTGTAGCCACCGGGGGAGATGGAAATAAGTTTTTTGCCTTGATTGCTGGGATTGTGTAATAGAAATTGTGTGATGTTCTCGGGGGAATAAGAAGCATTATTGTGTTTCGTGACAATGGTGGATGTGGGATGTGGTTGCATGTATATCTTTGTAGATGTTCGGGTAAAAAATCGGAAGGGAGTTGAGAACATGAACAACAATATTAGTATATACATGGGTTTTTCTTTGTATATATTTGTAAGCTTATTTTTTAGATTACAAATGGAGTCTATTGCACAAGGATGCATTAGCGTCTATTGATACGGAATAAAATGCCCCTATAGTATAAAATGGACGCCGAACACGGAGAACCAAAGCGACGTGGAAAAAAATCGCGAAAACAGAATGAAAAAGAAATATTAGACGAATACTACAAGGACCGGGACCCAGAAGATAAATTCATCAAACAACGCAAAGCCTACGAGAACATGCAACATTTGTCGCCCAATGAACGCGCTATATTTGACAATAAATTCACCAAACCGAAAAACCGCCATCAAGAAGAATACGTTGCCCATTTGCGCAATAAAAATCGCAAAATCATCGTCGCGAGTGGTCCGGCGGGAACGGGGAAAACTCTTTTTGCTACGGAATATGGTGTGCGCAATTTTTTGTTAGGTAATTGCGAGAAGCTGATTTTCACCCGACCATCGGTGGCCGTCGATGAAGAATTGGGCTTCCTTCCAGGAACTTTAGAAGAAAAGATGGCACCGTGGGTCCGCCCGATTTACGACGTGTTATACATGTTTATTACACCAAAAGAAGTGGTCGAATTGATGGAAGAAAAGGTCATCGAAATCGCCCCTTTAGGATTTATGCGTGGGAGAACTTTCAAAAATGCGTGGATTGTCGCCGATGAAATGCAAAATTCTACGATATCACAAATGAAAATGTTATTGACTCGTTTAGGCGAAAATAGTCGTATTGTCATTACGGGGGATTTAGAACAACATGACCGCGCCGGTGAAATCAACGGCATGGAAGATTTCTTAGGGAAATTCAAAGGGAAACGGTCATCCAGTATATCGAGTTTCGAGTTTGACAAGAGTGATATACAGCGCGAAGAGGTGGTTCGCGAAGTTCTCGACATTTATAGTGGCGATTTACCGCCCATGTATACAGATGACGACACCGTCATTTAGGGAAAATTATCCGACTATAGTATATAATGTCTATTTCAAAACAAGCATCATCTTTATTCAAAGGGCTTTACAAAAGAGCCTCTAAACATATGTCTGGGAAAATGGTTGGCACCGGATTGTTATACAATAAATGGGTATTATATGCTGCGTTTTTAGTATCTCTTTTGAATTTATTGGTATGGTTAGTGGCCGGTGATATCATGAATGCCATTGTCTTTCTCTTGATTGGATTTTTGACATCCTTTTTCAGCAAAAACATGGTTGTTGTTTTGGTATTTGCACTCGTCGTTTCGAATGTTCTCAAATTCGGTCTAAGTATTGGACAAGAAGGATTTGAAGAAGGTGCCCATAAAAGTAAAAAGTCCAAAAAAGACGTCGATGGATTCGAAGAAGGTTCTGGTGAAAATGGAGAAGAAACCAAAGCAGAGGACGGTGTCGATGGATTTGAAGAAGGTGCTGGTGAAAATGGAGGCGAAGTAACCAAAACAGATGATGATGGAGTCGATGGATTCGAGGAAGGTGCTGGTGATAATGGAGAAGAAGTAACCAAAACAGATGATGATGGAGTCGATGGATTCAAAGATGGTGAAGAAGGCATGCAAACTCTCGGATACTCTTCCGTCGTTCCAACAGCCATGTTTGAACAACAAACTTTGTTTTCTAATTTGCAAAAGATGACTCCGCTCGTTATCAATACCGACAACGAATCTAAAATTCGCACACAACTAAAATACGAAAGTTTCGTCTCAACCCGTTAAATGTTCTCAAATTACATGTCCCATTCATGGGCGATGTAATTACGCAAGTGTATACTAGATATTTCTCATACTATACTAGTAGATACATGGAAAAAATATATACACCTTTTTTAGCCATCTTTTTGGCCTTTGTTATTGTCGGATTTTCATGGTATAAACAACTGATGATGGAAGACGAACAAGAAGGTTTAGAAAATATGGATTCAAAGACGATTGTCCGACCAGACGGAGTCACTGTAAGGCGCCGCAAAAAACCGGCGAAAATCGAGGAGCCGGTTTTAGAAAACTACAAAGAAGGTATCAAAATCCCCGGACTCAGTGCCATTACAAAGGGCGTCAAACAAATCCCTAAAAGTTTCAAGAAACTAGGAAGCTCCGTCAGCAAAGGATTCACGAAAACCCTGAAAATGATTACTAAATTTTTCAAATATGTAGGCGATGTATTTTTATCCTTCTTTAGCTATATTGAATGTGGATTCAACAAAGTGATTAAATTACCGCAATGCATGGGATGGTATACCTTAGAAATCATCGGCCACATTCTCTATATTCCATTCGGGTTTTTCTTCTGGCTATTCAGTCTGCAATCCGTCGAACGCATGATATGGGGTATTATAGAAGACATTGACTGTTTTTGCTACAAATCCACCGGTTATCATTTAATACACTATTCCGATAGTATTATCAAGAAGTGTTATAAATGCAAAATCAAAAAGATGCCGAAATTCCCGAAAATGTAAAACTTTATATGTGCCTACTATATAACACATGGCAAAAAAATGCATTCCTGGTGTCATATGTATTGAAAATATGACACTCTTTGTTCTCGCCATTACTATCGGTTTGGTGTGCTACCTCATATACAACAATCAAAACAAACCTATTACACAAAAGCCGAATATATTGGTCGTTCCTACACCGCAACCCTCTTTGGTCGGAATCCCCACTCGTAGCACTGATTCATTCAATGACCCCTATGTTCCTCCACTAAAAACGAATGGCTACCTGCAACCAGAACAATCTAACCATGATGTGCGCGGTGGAATACCCATCAATATCGAAACGCGTGCCACCGGAATGGCCTATCAGCAAATCGGTATATTGACTCCACTAAACAGCACAGACAATACTATGATACTACCACTTATGGGGCGGAAATTAATGACGGGCCGAGACAAATGGCAATATTATACCATGGCAAATGGGGCGGGCACGATTCACGCCAAATTGCCCGTCAGCAAGAATGGCAAAAGTTGCACAGGCGAATATGGATGCGACGATATACAAAACGGTGACACGGTGTATGTGGAAGGATATAAAACTACATTTACAGCGACCATTTACGAGAACATCAATTTTTCGTATATTCCATATATTTAGCAGGTTCTCGCAACACCCACAATATATATTCTACATATATAGTAGAATATATGACGACAACACCAAATCAATTTGTTTTAAATGATGATTCCATGATTGACAATAATCAGTCATTTACATCTGATTTCTATAAAACGGTAATGTATTTAAATCGATTTGCAAAAACCCAGGCCATGGGCGGATATATTAAAATACCCTATTTCATGCCAAGTGGATATATCAAACCGAATGGAACATTGATTCAGGGTTCCGAAACATTTCAATACAAATGCAAACAAATGTATATTTTTAAAGTAACCCACGATATTTTAATGGATAATCAAGCAGATGGTGAAATGGTGATTCGAATGGAACCCATGAATGGAAATACCGGTTTATTATTTGTATGTATGTTATTAAAATCAACCAGAAAGGAAGCATCCAGTTTAGATAATATCATACGTGCTTCGGAAAATCCACCACAAATATTTACGTCATATGACTTTGAATTAAAGCCCTACGTCAACGAAAATTCAAAAAAAATCATATACAAGAGTGGAATCGATACTGTGATTATTTATACCAATCCCATCGAAATCGCTGAAATGGATTTTACAAATTATCAAACTGCCCCGGTCGATTTATTTGCACCTTATCCAGTCACTGATTATAAAATTTTATACAATATGAAAACATTTCAAGAGGGCTTTCAAGAAGGCATCGACAAGATAATGACATGTAGTCCGATTGATATGACGGACTCGAATGGAAATGCAACGGGGGAAAATACCGCCACGTATTTGATGGACAATAAAACTGCACAACAGGTGCAAAATATGGGTGTTGCTTATGCGATGATGATTACACTAGTTTTATTGATGGCCTCTTATTTAGGCGGACCGGTCATCTTCAATTACGTGATTGCACAACATTGCACGAATTCAAATAGTCTCATTATCACTACATTCTGGTTTTTAGCGTTTGCACTAACACTTGCGCTTGTTTTATTGCTAAATGGTTCCAAATATGATATGTCCGAAGCCATGACGGGTATGATGTTTTTAATCTTGATTATATTGTCTATCCTCAGTATTGCAAATTCACGGCTTTCTTACCCAGAGTTATACGCAAAAATTCCCATGGAGTTTGAAAAATTCGATTCAGATGCAATTAAGACCTGGGGTGGAAGAGTGATAGATGTAATCTCCCGAAATCTCTTTCCGAATGACATTAGCAAATACGGAATTGCCATCACATGGGCCATTTTAGTGGTGATTTTAGCAATACCATGTATTGTTATTGGATCCAAAAAAGACAAGGCGAGTAATCGCAAAGAACAAAAAAACCGCGGATACCGTGACAATCTAGTCGGTATTATTATGGGAATCGGAAGCGTCTATGGATTATTTGCAATCATTTATGCATGTTCTATCCTAACTCCTATTGAATAAATATGTCTAGTCAATAACCTAGAAATATTTATACTACTGATGCGCCTTCTAATTTCTCAGCCACTGGTTTGAAACTGGTCACAATATATTCAGTTGGTTCCGATTTGCCAATAGGTGCACGGACTTCAATGACTTCTTCTTCGACGGTTTTTTCGACGACAGGGTTCATTTTACGCAAATCCTCGTCTTTTGCGACTTGGGTAGGAGTGTATTTCATAATGATGGCACGACTGTTTCCGGCACTTCCAGAACTACGACGTAATACTTCATATGCGACGAAAATGAATAAAACGCCTAACAATGGATTCGTATACACAAACATTGCAACGGTCACTGCAAATAAAAGCACCATACCTAAAGCGGAATCAACATAAGGTGCTAAGGTTTCAGGAGTGCCAATCGGAAAAACAATATAAATCATGAATGCCACGAAAAGCACAATTTCGACCGGTCTCATAGATTTCAATGATGCTGGGATTTTCATTCTATAACATAGATTTATATATTTTTGCACAAAAAAATTGAATTTGTATTGAATCCGCTAAATCTTACTACATACCCCCAATGAACAAACAACAATTCCTACGTCGAAAAATCGCGGCCTCTAATGCCGCCAAGAAAAAGACAGAAAAACCCGCGAAAGAACCGCCATTTAACCCGCCCACCGATTACAAAGCCCTTATCCGTGAAAAATCCTATTTAGGCAAAAAAGGCTATACCATCCCCAAAGAACATTTGTTGCCCGAAGACGAAGCCTTTTTGCGAAGGGATTTGTTCGTCAAACCCGCTACCAATGCAGCGGCCTATGGACCCGCCTCCGAAGAAGAAGCCTACCCCGTCTTTCGCGAAAACGACAAAAAACTATACATCCCCCGATTCTACGGTATTCACCGCTATGGTCTCCCACCGAAATCTGAAATCGACCCCGGCGACACCATCCATCTCGATTTTCCTAAACCTCTCCGCGACTACCAGGACAAAATCATCGGCATTTATACCAAACATGTCGACACCCCCCTATGCACAAATTCCCCACTCAAAGGCGGTGGTGGTATACTCGAAGTTCCGTGCGGCCGCGGCAAAACCGTGATGGGTCTAAAAATCATAAGCCTATTACACAAAAAAACCCTGATTCTGGTGCACAAAGAGTTCTTGATGAACCAGTGGATTGAACGCATTGCCGAGTTCTTGCCGGGGGCGCGCGTCGGCAAAATTCAGGGACCGGTTGTCGATATTCTCGACAAGGACATTGTCATAGGAATGATTCAATCCCTCTATGACAAGGAATATCCCACGAATACCTTTTCGTCGTTCGGTCTCACCATTATCGATGAGGTCCATCGTATTGGCAGCGAACAATTTTCGAAAACGCTGTTACGCATTGCGACCCCCTATATGCTGGGGATTTCGGCGACTGTCGACCGCAAAGACAAATTGACAAAAGTGTTATACATGTTTATCGGGCCGAAAATATACACGGAAAAGCGCGAAGACGATGACGTGGTTTGTGTGCGTGCCATACAATATGTGAGTGGCGATGCGGGGTTCAATGAGACGGAATATGATTTCCGCGGCAATCCGAAATATAGTACGATGATTACGAAATTGTGCGCGTTCGGTCCGCGGAGCGATTTTATTATTCGTGTGTTGGGCGATTTGTTTGCGGAGCATCCGGAGAATCAAATCATGATTCTATGTCACAATCGGTCACTCCTGAATTATTTGTATGAGGCCATCAATTACCGTCAGATTGCAAGCGTGGGGTTTTATGTGGGTGGTATGAAACAGGCGGATTTGCAGGAAACGGAATCGATGCAAATTGTCTTGGCGACATATGCGATGGCGGCGGAAGCGCTAGATATTAAAACCCTGTCGACGTTAGTGATGGTGACGCCGAAAACCGATATTGTGCAGTCGGTTGGACGGATTTTGAGGGTGAAACACGAGAACCCGATTATTGTCGATATTGTGGATTCGCACGACGTCTTCCAGAATCAATGGCGACATCGCAAGACCTTTTATAAAAAATGCAATTACCGGATATTGCAAATCGATAGCCGGAAATATGTGAATATGGAGGGGGCGGCAAACCCGGAAGACAAGACATGGATACGCATCTTCGAACCGGCCACGAAAAAAGTGGATTGTGTGGATGATGATGAATCCGAAAATCTTCCTAAACCACCTCCCATCGGTCAATGTTTGATATCGGTGGATTTCGAATAATTATATTTGCTACGAATATGCATTCCATTGCGACTATACAAAATGTCCATTTTTTTATCAAGATGGTCAAATCGTTTCGAGTGTGTTGGTGCCACATAGAATGCTTGATACATAGCCGATGTGGTAGTTACTGCTAAACTTGCAACAGCAAATTGTAAATTTCTCATTATACAAAATCCATATATTTTGTATAGTGGAACAATTATGCTTTATTTTCCTTGTATGTATCAATTGCTTTTCGAATCATAGGAATATTATCACTGTCTATGTTCAGTTTGTCACGGTTTTGAATCCATTCCACAATATCATCGGTGGATACATCATCGCGTAATTTCTGTTGCAAATTATCCTTTAATGTAGCTAACTCATTATCCGTAACATCTGATTTGGCGTGCAAATCAATCCAATCTTTTATTTTTGCCCATGCACCTTTATTGGTCGTTGGATCAGTGGCACCTTCGCTAAATCCTTCGGATTTTTTAACAGCAATCATTTTTGCGTGCCAGAACCATCTGCAAAATAGATGATAGATTGCGGCAAAAATAACTGCATGAGTGAATGCCACTACATATTTAGAGGCTTTGAAGGGTAATTTTACCACGATTCCTGGAGTTAATATGAAAAACAATAAAATACTGAAAATAAACATGATGGCAAACATGGCTATATAAGTATAGGGATATATTACTTTGTGGGCGAAGAATCGCCTAAATACGTTTTTTGTTTGTACGATTGCGCCTTGTTTTTTTACTTTTTGTAACACGTTTCTGTTTTCGACTTTTTCTACCACCGCCAGCATATTTATAGGTTTCGCCGCCGAGCGCAGTTACGTATGGTTTCGGAATGACGCCGGTGAAATTACCTTCGGGCTGATATAATTCATAATGAATCATCTATACATTATGAACAGATACTTCATTTCGCTAGTTTGTGGATATGCACCACTTGTCCATTTGCTGGAACAATGCGACGAGGCACCCATTTTTTGAATTTATTGTGAAAGGTGCATTCCATCAACACCGATTTTTGCAAATCGACGTATTTCGAAAAATCGGTGTTTTCGAAATCGTCTTCGTCGTCACTTTCTTCAATATAGTCTAAATTTTGATTTTCCCGGATTTTTCGAAAAATCCCATTCATGAAAATACTGGTCTTGTATGTCGGGATACCCGCCACACCACAATATACTTGCGATTTATTTTGCCCATAGGCATACAAATGATAAATGTCAAACTGCACGTCCGCCGTCACTACAAAAACGGTCGGAAATTTGTATTGCGGTTTATGAAAATCCATTTGGTGGGTAACGCGCAAAGTAATCAACTCCGCCACTGGTTTTGTCTCGACCTGTTTCATTTTCGTCGATAAATTCATGTATGGCACAATCGAAAACAAACTGCGATATTGTAGGTGATGAATCTGGTATCCGCATTCATCGAAGGATTCATTATCGCCATTTTTCCATAACATGGGCAATCGAAAATGTAGGTCCTGGTTTTTTTGTAGGGGCATGTGCAAAAAGAAATCTTCTAACATTCCGAGTTTCATGCTAAAGACATGTTGTTTCACACAAACACCCTTGTAATACAAAACATCTTCTATGACAAATATTGGAACATCTCCTTCGGTAATCGTGCCATAGAAAATACTGCCTAAAGAGAGTTGTGTGGTAGAAGAGAAATTCGCCGTGGTGATTTTCCCGATTTTTTTGTCGCGTGTCAATTCCATGAGGTAACATACATCGCGATTGTCGCAAAAAGAAAACCAGGCATAATATTTTCGTCCTTGAGGTATGGCTAAAGCGATTTCGTATTTATCGGATGGAACTTTGTTATGGGATATCGTTTCATAAGAAAGTTCGAATTGGGGGAAACGTTTTAACAGGGTTTTTTCACAAAATGTCATATTGCTAAATAACGGTGGGTAATAATACTAGACAATTGTTTTTATATCCCTTTGATAAATATATTTGGCATCGAGGTTATGCGCTAACGGGTGTAATAGAATTCATATATTCGGCTAAATCATTTTCTAAAAGGGTTTTATCGCCGTCGGTTAGGAAAAGGGGGTCGTCGTTTAAATTCTGCGTTTGATTTTCTAAGATTTCTTCGACGATGGCTTTGTATTTATTGGTGTGTATCTCAATCACGTTTTTTGTAATGGGTGTGCTATAGTTTTGTTTAATGTAGTCCCATCCATAATGTGACATGATGACAACCATCAAGGAAAATAAAATCATTTGTATCATCCACCACATGTCCTAGTTATATGTTTTACACATTTATTAGTTATAAAACATACGCGTTTATTTTTTGCAGGATTTTACCTTGCGGGTCTTTCCACCACGTTTAGAGCGTTTGTTGGCAGTCTTTGATTTCTTTCCGCCGACTTTCGCAGGTGCTGGTGCTGCTTCGACTTGTGCTGGTGCGTGGACAGTGACGGCTTGTGCTGGTGCAGGAGCTGCATCGACAGCTGCATCGGCATTTCCACCCTTCATTTCTTGTTTGCGTTTGCTGGCTTCTTTCAAGGCTTCACCAAAAGTGAATTCGGAGTTTTCGGCCTTCCCTGCGCGATAGATTTTTTTAACAAATTTGTTCCATTCGGATAACATGGTATATAATGATTTGAGAAAATATTTTTCAAAAACAATATAAACAGCGCGCCCTATAATATCCTAAAGATGCCTAGTATATTGATTGTCGAAAAACTCGGAAATATTAAATCGACCACGGTCAAGAAATATGACGAAGCTGAATTGTATAAAAAGGCGGGTCTAAAAACCGCCGACGGATTCAAATGTTTCACCACTTGGCCGGTAGAATTAGCAAATAAAACGTATAACATCAGTTTGTATGGAAAAACCAGCGGGCGAGCAACTCATGAAAATAAATACGAATTTCCACCACCGGTTGACAACACCTTGTTTTTCGGAAACTGTATATTAATCAACAAAAATACTGACGGAGATGTGGTCGATTTATCGAGCGGCGAATGGGAGGCCATTTATGAACATTTATATGGCGGATTCGAAGATTTAGGCGACGACGATTCGGACGAAGAAGAATCCGATGACGAGACCGGATTGAAACGCACAAAAGACGGCTATGTCAAAGACGGATTTGTAGTAGGTGACGATGACGACGGAGGTGACGATGACGACGAAGAAGAAGGCGAAAGCGATGAAGACGAAGAACCCATTTATACGAAAAAATCGAAATCGGCGAAAAAAGAACAAGGGTCTTCTAAAATCAAATCGGTGTTTGAATTAAAACCCGTCGAACCTGACAATTATTTGGATTATACGAGCGAGCTAAGCGAGGAATCATATATTGAATAAAATACATATAAACACATCAATTGTTTATATTTATCGACCTATGTTATATTTTTTATTACCTAAAACACATTCATCTATATATACAAAATTGACATGCAGTGCAGTGAGCGAAAATGCACAAATATCTATGTCACAATCCCTCGCCTATTATTTATACAATATCAAGGAAAAAATAAAGGGCCGGGAAGACGAGTGGGATTTATTCAAGAAGTATACGAACCCCTATGAATTTATACATACATCCATCCCATATAAAAAAAAGAGCGTGGCGAAATATAAACCACTTTCCCGTGCTTATTTTAAAATGGTCGAAATCATGGAATCCTTTCAATTGTATAATAACGACAAAGCCTTTTCGTCATTCCATTTAGCAGAGGGACCTGGCGGATTTATAGAGGCGCTTGCGCAATTGCGCAATTGCAATGATGACATATACATTGGTATGACACTCTTAGACGACCACAATGACGAAACGATTCCTGCGTGGAAAAAAACAAACCAGTTTTTAGAAAAACATAAAAACGTATTTATCGAAAATGGGGCAGACGGAACCGGCAATATATTATCGCTCGCCAATTTAGAATATTGCAAATCGAAATATGGTTCGTCGATGCAAATCATTACCGGCGACGGCGGATTTGATTTTTCCGTGGATTTTAACAATCAAGAAATAAACATTGTAAGACTCTTGTTTGCGCAAATCTGTTACGCACTCTGTATGCAAAAATACAACGGATGTTTTGTCTTGAAAATATTCGACTGTTTCACGACGGCAACCATCGAATTATTGTATTTGTTGAGTTCGTGTTATAAAAGGGTCTATATCACAAAACCGCAAACCAGTCGATATGCGAATTCGGAAAAATATTTAGTATGTCAAGGATTTTTGCACGAATCGTCGGATGCACTGTATCCCTTCATCAAACATGCATTTGAATCCATGATGCAAATCCCCGAAAATCATAGTATTACACATTTTCTACATACAGTAAACCAACGAAAAATGGAAGCGGTGTATATGAAGGCACCTCCGGGGTTTGATGTCATCGAAGAAACATCACGACAACATAAACCGAGTGAAGAGTTTGTAATAGAAAGTCAAATACCCTACTATTTTTATAAAAAAATAGAAGAATACAATGCGGTCTTTGGACAGCAACAAATCGAAAATATACATGCTACACTTTCGTTAATCGAAAACAAAACCACCGAAAAAATCGAAAACATCACGAAGTTTCATATTCAAAAATGTATGCAATGGTGCGAAAAATATAATATACCCCACGCGTCGTTTTTTTCGCCAGCCGAGAATTAGATAGCATGTGATAATTTCGTAACGGTGCATTGTTTCATTTCGGTGGAATATTTCGAAAATACGGGTGTCTTTTTCATAGGATAGCCGGCCTTATCCTTTGCTGTATATGGTGTATCACTGACTCCATATGCTAGCGCATTTGCTACTGCACTTCCATAAGCGGTTTGGTATTTAGCCGCCGCATCCGTAATGGCTTCGTATTTCTTGCGGGCAATCAAATCGCCAGATGACACACCACCTTGCACATAAAATCGCTGATTGTTTGGTTTATTTTTAGGGACTGGGGTGGTGCAATTAGGGTCGGCTACGACATAGGTGAATTGATTTTGGGTGAATGTTTCGTTGCGGTCATATAAGTATTGATTGCTTGACGTATAATAATTTTTTTTGCGGTCGTCAATATTGTATTTTTTAATCATACCTCCACTACTGCGAACTCTTCGGCGCGCATTGTCTGCTTGCGAAAAACATTTTATCGCATCTTGCGCATTCGTTGAAATAGTAACTGAACCACCATTGTCATAGGTATTGTTCGGAGTATTGATGTCTAATGTATTTGCTAAACCATTGCATTTGGATGATTCATTCACTAGATAACCGTTTGGTTGATTCAATACATCAATACTGGATGAAACCCGGGGGTTACCAGATGCAGTCTGAGATGAAATTTCTCTACGGTATAATTTCACCGGATGAGGTAGAAAAATATTTTGTTTATCGCCGGTATTTAATGTATATTTATTTTGTTTTAGAGAGGAAGTGATTTGTTGAAATGTTTTTCCTTTCCATTCGAAATATCGTATGGGTTGCAATTCTAATCGGGCGACCATGTTATATAACATATAGAGATTATTTAGACGAAGTTTTGTGTAAAATATGAAATATATATTTGTTTGATACTCTATATAATGGACGACGAACCGAATATTACTCTAGAAATGATTTCCGACGATGAGTTTGATTTAGGAGAATATTCAAATGTAGGAAATACAGAACCTATTGTAAATGACATTACAGATGTGATGAATGTAAATGATGTAGCGGGTGAATGGGCGGATAATGAACAAGCAATCTTATCTACAAATACTCCTATATTACTAGAAGAATCCATAGATAACCTTCACGATATTACGGGAGAACCTATAGCAGAAACCGTTGAAGAAACCGTTGAAGAAACCGTTGAAGAAACCGTTGAAGAAACCGTTGAAGAAACCGTTGAAGAAACCGTCGCAGAAACCGTTGAAGAAACCGTTGAAGAAACCGTCGCAGAAACCGTTGAAGAAACCACAAATATCCCTAAAATAGTCTTTATCGTTCCGTATCGCAACCGAGAAAGTCATTTAGCATTTTTCAAAGAACATATGCAAAAAATATTAGAAGATTATGATGAAAGAACATACAAAATCTATTATATTCATCAATGCGATAATCGTGTATTTAATCGAGGTGCGATGAAAAATATTGGATTTTTATTCGTCAAAAACAAATATCCCAAACATTACAAAAATATTACACTTGTCTTTAATGATGTTGATTCCATGCCAATTCATAAAAACATGATTCATTATGAAACAACTCACGGTGTAATAAAACATTTTTTCGGGTTTGAATATACTTTAGGTGGTATTGTTTCCATAAAGGCCGGCGAATTTGAAATGCTCAACGGATTTCCGAATTTCTGGGCATGGGGATACGAAGATAATTTATTACAACAGCGGGTAGTAAAGGCCAATCTAAAAATAGACCGGTCCACCTTTTTCCCCATTGGCGACAAACATATAATTCATCTAAATGACGGTCCTCTACGTGAAGTTAATCAAGGAGAATTCAATCGCTATGCTAAAAATACATATGAGGGTATTTATTCTATCACGAAATTAGAATATGCACTTGACGAAGAAAATGGTTTTGTCAACGTAAAGTGGTTTGAAACGGGTCAAATACCGGATATGAATAAGTATAGATGGCATCACCTGAAAGACGGACCGGCGCCGTATGATACAAAATTCGGATTAATGTATAACAATCGTCGTATTCAAAACGGCGCGAAAATGTCCATGCACATATAGAGATTCTTCAAAAGTCATATAAACGCAACTGTAGTTACTACACTAGCAATGAATATTTTAATTACACCCGATGATTTTTCAATAGAAAATTTATTTTTTTTAGAGCGCAAAAAAAACGTCATTATTGACGGCAGCTTTTCAAAAATAATTTATTCGGACAATATGTTTATCATGAATGGTTTGTTTTTCGAATTCCCCTTGCAACTCAACAGCGAATCATCGCAAAACGTATTTAACAAACAATGCGTATATTTCAATTCCCATTTGCAAAAAAACCTATTGTGCATCACAAAAATATCCGAAATCGAAAACAGCGTCTTGAATTACTACAAGAAAACAAATGGCATCACGAAAAAAAACAATCTAATGCTGACCAATCAATTATACAATGGATTTTTCAAAATCTACAAAGACAATTCATATATTCCTAACCACGGGACAAAAAAATATATCCTCAAAATCTCCGGTTTATGGGAAAACCAGAACGAGATTGGTATTACCTATAAATTCAACGAAGTGATAGAACCGGCTATGCATACTTTTCCTTGATGCATTTCGGAATCAATACTTCATGAATCGTGTCCATCTTTTTGAAACATTTGTTGATGGTCACATCACTTACGCCGGATATTTGTTTGATGTTATTTTTGGATAAATTCAAATTACAATAGTATGACACAAAATACAAGATACCCGCCGCAATCGCATGTGGAGTATTGTCGGTAATCGTGCCGTTTTGTTCAAGTTTATTGGCGATAAACTTGCACAGCATTGTCAGTTCCGGATTCATGTTGAGTTTGCTGCAATATCTTTCGATAAATGAACTGGGGGTGGTTAGTTGCAATTCGATTTGTTGCGAGGAATCACTACCACGTTCAATATTGTGTAATATATTGACGGCCATCGAGCACCCGTTGGTTGCACTCGCCTTGTCTAATTGAAATATTTCCGCAATTTCGTGGGCTGTTCGCGGACAGCCATTTAGGCGACATGCAATATAAATGGATGCGGCCTTGATACCATCACGATTCAATCCGCGAAACATCTTTTGCTCCGAAATATCTTTGTGGATAGACATGGCTTCGTCAATCAAGATTTTAGGAATACCGGCGTTTTGTGCCATAATGGTGATGAATTGAAACTCATTGTATAGCGATTTTTCTTTATGGGGCATCGATTGCCATTCCGTCCATTTGCGAATCTTCTTCATCTCGTAAGACAATTTAGAGGTGGCCATGACCTTGCAACCGAACGACGATTCGACAAGCAATGGATTGATGGGATTGCCGCAGCGGGTCGGGTCGTTTGCATTCTTGTCGTCTGCGCCATAAAATCGCCATTCAGGTGAATAGTCGAGCGTGTTTTTGCATATGACCGAACACGCCGGATTTGCGCACGTGGGAAATCCATCGTCCATAATCATCAATATTGAATGGCACAGATTGCATAAGCCCGATTCTGCACCCGATTTGTCTTGTTGATATACGCATTCTATTCTGGAAGAATTGTCTGTTTGTTTGTCACTGTCGAATATCTCCCATAATTTCGATTTTTCCTGTTGCGTAATGATTTTTTTCTTTTTTTTGGTAGCGCCGTGATTATTTAGCGCACCAACGATGATTGCATCGTTCTTCGGACGCTTTACGCGGATAGTTATTGTTTTGTCTAAATATTGAATCATGGTTTTGTAAGAATATAGAGTGGTGGTTATTGTTCAATTTTGTAGAAAAATAATATCCTCAAAATATAACTATGGCATCTTTTATTATGAATAAAATTCCCGAAGCGGCGTGGAAATCTATGGGAATTGAACTCGTGAATCAAGTATGTAATATCACATATTATGACAAAACAAATGGAGATAAAGAGCAAAAACGACACCCCAAACGTGAAATATTGAATATTATTACTGATTTTTTGCAAAACAATATAAATCTACGCGAAGCAAACCAGGATGCATCATTCAAGGCTGAATTTTTTAAAGCGGTGGCTGAAAGCGTGAAACCACCCATTGCTAAAATGTATGAGAACGACCTTATGGCCATTCGTCTTATGGAAGGAATTTTGAAAGAATATCCCTATATTTTTATGAATATTATCAATGTTGTTGCACAACAGACGTCCGACGAAGTCAGTGAAAAAAAGGAGCCATTTATCACTCTTTTTATGAAAAAAATAACCACCTACATAAATGTAGAGAATGAAGTTAGTCAAACTATAAATATAGATACTGAGTTGTCAAGTCCTGCACCCGAGAATCATGAAAAGCTCCATGAAATCGAAAACGAAGATATATCGGGCGTGCAAGATACATTAATTGCAACTATCAAAAAATATGGTTATTTGAAAAATGCGGATAATATTGACTATTTGAATAAAGTATCAAATGACGAGGTTATAAAACATATTGATTCTTTAATTGATGCAATTGTAACTGCGAGCGAAGAAAAAAACAAAACCGAAGCGTCGACATCGGCTCTTTCCGCGATATTGAATAATAATTTAAATATAAATCCGGTTGCTTCCATTGTGCAAGGGGCTGTCGGGAATATGCCAAAGGAATTCGTAGAAAAAATATTTGCAACGTTGGACACCAGCGATGATAAACCATATTCTGAAATAAAAAAAGATATCTATAAAACGATATTGTCTGCGTTACGTTATCATTTAGAAAGGCCCGAAGGCAGACAAATGTATTTACGTCAACTTGAACCCATTCTCCGAAATTATGCCGTGAAAACGTTGATGAATGACGATATCACGGTAATATGCATTTTTCAATTGATTCGCGACTCTCCTAAAATAAATACATTGCTTAAAAAAACGGTAGAAGGTGCAATATTAACATCTGCATTAAATTTTACAAATCCGTCTTTTCAAGATATGCAAAGATTTAGGGGCGGAAACGGTGAAACTAATCAAGATGGGTCTGAACAAGATGCATCTGCACAAGATGCATTCGAGGTCAATGATAATAATAATGATGGTGTTCCAATTGCGGTTCCAATTAACTCCGAGGTAAATGATAAAAAGAGTGAGTTTCCAACTGCAAGTGCGCCAATTGCGGTTCCATATGCACCAGACAATTATAACGAATCCTATAACATGTCGAAAATAATATCAGCATATGAAGGCACATTTGCATATGCAGTATATCAGTTATTAGACGCTGAAATTAAAACTATAGTCAAAAGTGATGACCCGATTGCAAAAATATACAAAGATTTAGACCAATTCAGAGTTCCAACGTTAGTAAAACAAAATAAGAATGCAATTGACTATGCAAAGACAATGTGCAGTCCGGGTATGATGAAAAAGGAAATGAACCGAATCAATACAATCAAGGCATCTGCGCCACCCTTACCAGCTCCAGTAAATAATGGAAATACAACTATTGAGGCATCTGTAGCAACATCAACAGAAAATAATGCAAATGTCACAGAGAAATCTACACTAGCACCCACAGTAAATAATACATATGTCACAAAGGAACCTGCACAAACATCCACATCCACAGAAAATAATACATATGGCACAGAGAAATCTACACTAGCACCCACAGTAAATAATACATATGTCACAAAGGAACCTGCATCAATACCCACAGTTAAACCTAAGTGGGCCGAGAATTTACCTACATGGATAACAAATCAGGAAGGAGGTAAGGGCGGAAACACCCACAAGACATACCGAAAAATGACACAAAAACGTCATAAATATACACGCAAAACATAAAATATATCCATGCATGGACATATTGTATCAAAGAGGTTACACGAACGACACTTTCTTCTCAATTTTTTGAAAATGCTCGGGTTTATACACCAGATTGCCCGACGGTTTATATTGGTCAATCGGCGTGTATTGTTTCTGCTCTTTTTGCACCGGCTTTCCATTATTGAATATATTCGCATTCATATCATCCGCGGCATCTTCATCCTCTTTCTTTTTGACTAAATTACCAAACTGGTCCACCACATTTCCCGTTTTCTTTTTGATTTCATTTCGCACATAGGCCGGAACCCAGTGCATCCACGAAACAAACAATGTATTCGGATGCATATATCGCACATGAAACCCATTGTCCTCTAATTTCGTCACAATATAGGCGATACATTCCGATTTATCATACACCGGTTCTCCAAAGATATATTCGGGAACCGTAAACCAAATATGTTTTTCATTCGCTTTTGTCCGACCCGTGGTGGTAATACGACGATGTATGCGATTCAATATTTTGTTAAATATCGACAACTGTTTCAAATCCCGCCGCTGATTTTTCTCATACAACTCGTCAATATTTATCTTTGCAGTCGTTTCTTCATCATTCACATATAAAAATGCCATAGCTATATACTGTCCATATAAAAATATTTCCACGCGAAAACACATAAGGATATTCTCACATAAGGGTGTAATACTATGGAACATGAATCTCGAAACATAAAACATCTGGTGATTGCCGGCGGCGGAGTGACGGGGTTCTCCGCTTACGGCGTCTTGCGCGAAAGCAACAAGGCCGGCTTTTGGCACATCGAAAACATCGAAAGTATCTATGGCACTTCCATCGGCGCGGTCTTAGCCATCTACATGGCCTTGAAATATTCCTGGGAAGATTTAGACGATTTTATTTTGAAACGTCCCTGGCAACATGTTTTTAAAATCGATATTCACGGCACCTTTGCGGCCTACGAAAATCGCGGTGTCTATGACAAGAGAATCATCGAAGAATTTTTATTACCACCCATGCTCGGCAAAGATTTCGACGCTACTACCACATTGCTCGAATTCTACGAACAAACTGGAATCGCCGTCTATATCAACAGTGTCGAATTGCATAGTTATCAATCGGTTGTCATGTCTTACAAAACCCATCCCGAATGGACCGTCATCGATGCAGTATATTGCTCGGCATGTTTGCCAATCTTGTTGTCCCCCTTGTTAAAAGACGGCAAATGTTATATTGACGGAGGTGCTATAGTGAATTATCCTCTGGAGTTTTGTATTGAGAACGGCGCCGAGCCAGACGAGATTTTCGGCATCACTTTAGCTAAAGTAGATAAATCCGTCAATACCATCACCGAAGAATCCACCTTGTTTGATTACATTTCGATTCTCATGAGCAAAGTCTATGAACATTCGTGTCATGATAGGTCGCACGATTATAAACTCAAACATGAGATTGCCCTGGAAAATACCATGATTTCGATTTATGACATGATTAAGTGCATGTCGTCGATGGAACAACGCCTTTTGTTCATTACAAAGGGTGTTGATTTATGGAATCGATGGTATATGCCGACAAATATTCAGGAGAACTTGACTATTTCGTAGCGGATGCCACCATTTGACCGAGGGCGTCTTTTGTCACTTTTGCGTCAAAATCGATTTTGGTTTCGCCGACCAACATGATGATGGTCGGATACGACTCGATTTTGAATTTCGCAATCATTGCGTTTGATTTTTCATTGTTTTCGTCGGTGCAATCGACTTCGCGACATTGCACTTCCCATCCATTGATGACGGTGCCGTTGTATTCTTCCTTGAATTGAAACCACTGTGGTTTCGCCTTCTTGCAATGAGGGCACCAGTCCGCATAAAAGAATATAACTTCGGCCGGTTTGCCGCGGGTGTTTGCGTTTGCCACATTGTTGTATTTTGCATCGTCTTTTTTGGCGGCATAGAATTGTTTATAACCATAGTAGGCCACGAATGAAAATAGAATCAACAAAAGAATCACCAACAGTAATGTAGAATACCTACGAATATATCGGGAATATATTAAATCAACTAACGACGACATTATAGTATAGGAGGATATTATTTTGTCTGCAGAAAAAACGCGGGAGTCTATTTATCCTAAATCGTTATTTAGGATATTTTTTTGATAAACCAGAATATATCACCCTACTATAAGTATGAATCACAAAACCGAAAAGAAATCAACCAAACCTCGCAAAGTATTTACCCGCAAACATTATTCGAGCAATGACGGGATGCTTACGACCGTGTGGGGACCGAGCACCTGGCATTTGCTACATACCATGAGTTTTAATTATCCAGTGGCGCCGTCTTGTGACGAGAAACGTCATTATCGCGATTTTGTCCTCCATTTACAATATGTATTGCCTTGCGGAAAATGTCGCAAAAACCTCAAGAAAAATTTCAAAAAACTACCATTGTTGTGGAAGCATATGGAGAACCGCGCAACCTTTTCGCTCTATATATACAAATTACATGAACTCATTAACAAAATGCTGGGGAAGAAATCCGGATTGTCCTATGCGGATGTGCGAGAACGTTATGAACACTTTCGTTCTCGTTGCGCTAAATCTTTAGAAGAACTAAAACGAGAACATGAAGAAATGCTAAAAAAGAGCGAAAAAGGCTGCACCGAACCACTTTATGGAGAAAAATCGAAATGTATCTTGAAAATCGTCCCACAAAATCACAGCGACGAGACGTTCTCCATCGACGAAAAATGTATCAAACGCACTCTGACAACCGATTCGATGTAATTGTGTTATAGTATTGATTTGATGGTGGGATTTGGGGGCAACTGATGTAAAATATATAGATTCTAAATATATAGAGTATGTATAGTATGGAAGATGAACAATGTGAAAATAATTCTTGTATGAAAAGAGAACACCCCGAAAAGATACAGTTTTGGAGTGAAAATCCGAATGTTCTCTTGCAGCCGAAATATTTGCTGGAATTTTTTCCGACCGAAGATATGACATATGAACAAAAACTGAATGCCATCAGTCGGATTGTGATTGTTTTGACAATTGTCGGCTTTGCATTTTCGCGCAGTTTACGCATTTTAGTCATATCGGCAATTACCCTGTTCTCGATTTACCTGATGTATTTTTATAAATCCAACGAAGATGCCGCCATTTCCTCCCACCGAAAAGATTTAGCTGAACCCTTTGAAGGACCCGCCCGCGATTTATTAGAACAAAACGGCATCCCAATCTCTGGCGAGGTTTTCGACGAACCATCGGCGGAGAACCCATTTAGCAATGTATTATTAAATGACTATGATTACAATCCGAATAAAAAACCCGCACCATACACTGGCAATCCCGTCGTCAGCAATCGAGTGCTAGATGAAGCAAAACAACTCGTGCAAAACTTGAACCCAGACCAGCCAGATATTTCAAACAAACTTTTCCGAGATTTAGGAGAACAATATGTTTTCGAACAATCCTTGCGCCCTTTTTATTCTACCCCTAGTTCCACCATTCCGAACGACCAAAATGGATTCGCGGATTTTTGTTACGGTAGTATGGTTTCATGCAAAGAAGGCAACCCATTTGCTTGCGCCCGCAATTTATCCCGTCATACAAACATGTAGAGTTTTCGAAAATTCTTGTGTAATAGTATAGTATACAAGAATATGTCTTATATGTTCAATAATTTAGGCCGTATTGGGGCAGACGCGACCGATAATACTCAAAAAAACATGTATAACACTCGAATGGCAAATTACACTTTATCGAATTTTTTCTCGGAAACCAAGTCCGATTCTCACGTGAAATTCGCCACCATGCAACCTACTGTCACTTTTAACGGTGTCAATGGCGGAAGTGGCGTCGGTGGTGGTGTGGTTGATTACGAATCTTTGTTGAAATTGAGCGTCGAGCAAGAACGTCCTTTAGAGAAAGTGCAATTACTACAACGACCTTTTGCCACCGTCCCTTATTTAGGAAGAGGTGCCGGAAACCCTGATATTGAATCGAGATTACAGCAGGGCGAAATCGTCAATCATCAAAAGAGTGTAGGCACTATTATGGAAAAATCATTCATGGACTATTCCATGTATCCTACTGATTCTATGATGAACGAGCGCGTTGCAAACCCTTCTTACACTGTAGAAGAAGCCGCAATGGATGGTTGGGTCCGTGGTGGAGCCGCAACTCGCGAAATGCCATCTTCAAACAAAAAATAAATCCACCCTTGAAATAACATAAAACAATCGTATTATGTTATTCATATGAATCAAATGACGAATCATTTGCCTTTCAATCTACGCATCGAATCGCTATCTTATGAGAACGACGACGAATATCGCGCTGCCGTGAAACTGATTTGTTTTTTGTGTAATAATGATTTGCCAGATGATGACTATGACACGGAACAAATGACCAAGGCGCTCGATTATATATGGGAAAATACGCGCAATAATTCGACCTTTATGGAATTATATACTTTAGCTGCATCACAAATGATGACCGAAGAGGCGACCATTGGTTTAGCCATCTTGTTTTCCTATGATTATTTGAAGGAGTTTTATTTATTGTGCAGTAAATTCCTTTCGAGTCCTGCCGAATCTTGCGACGACCACCCCTGTTATTTGTCGCTGAAAACGAAACTGACTACGAAATAATATATTGGCATTATATAACTATGGCATCTACGCGCAGTAAAAATACACCCGGGGATTATCAATTAGAACAATGGGCATTTGCACAACATGTCGGCTATAACACTGCTGCGCATTATGGTCGCCCTGAACAAACCTATCTACCCGGCGACGGATTGTTGGCCGGAAATGTTTCTCGCACTCAATTGTCGAGTAATTCTTGTGATATAGAATCGATGCTTCGCGGAATCGGTTCTACCAATTTAGTCACGCCTAAATCTCCGACGGTTCCGGAGATTGCACCTTTGAAATCATTGTCAGTGATTGACCGTATTCCTTTGTTGATTCCTGCTCCATTGGTGGTGCAATCAAATCAACGTCCTTTGCGGGATTAAGTCATTGAGAAATTACAATTTCCTATTGTAATTTATTAAGGGTCATATTCCGCTCACGGGTTGTAAGTCGTTTGCGGGATGAGGTCGTTTTTTTGCGCTACGGTTTTTTCGCGCACTATGTGGTCTATTTTTGAAAGATATTGTGTTGCTTTGTTTCGGAGATGGTCGATTCATGAATTCGCGAATCGATACCATCAGCGGATGATGGTTTTCTGGTTCCGAAGATTTGTTCTCTATATGTGAATCATCGTCTGGTTCCCTAATGTTTTCGGTGGGGTCGCTAATATTTTCGTCTGATTCCTTAATGTTTTCGTCTGGTTCCTTAATGTTTTCGTCTGGTTCCTTAATGTTTTCGGAGGATTGGGTGTCGTTGTTTGACGACAATAACTGCTGCAGGAGGGCCCCATGTTCTTCTCGATTGATGGGCGGCAATTCATCAATGGATTTAAAATCGATAGCATAGCGGTCTTGATGGGGTGTCATAGAACCATCATCTGCTAATGTGAAGGGGATTTTGATAATGGCCATATATGGTTTTTGCATCAATAATATAGTTATATGTATTATTGATTATTCTTTATGTGAATTTCACGATAATCTTGACATTTTCTTTTTTGATGCATTTGCACGCCGAAACCGACAATTCTTCGCGTTTCTTGCGGGTCTTGTCGTTTTGCGACAATTCTTCCTGTTTCTTTTTGGAAGTGCTGTTGCGCGAATTCATATCTTCTTCGATGTCGGCATAGTGGTTGCGTATAAAATCGATGATATTGTTCTCGATGGCCCATTTGAAGAAATTGAGCTGGCCTAATGTAGTCTCCATGTATTTTTCTTCGTCGTAGGGGATGGAGATACGCTCCCATCGACAAAAGGGGTCGAAATTGCGCTTGCTGTAGGCTTTCAATTTGAGTTTGTAGTCATTGTAGACTTTGAATCGGGTCAGTTCGACGACGCCATTGGTGCGCGTAGTGGGTAAATCATATACCGTATAATACTTTTTGGCGAAATTGGTGACGAACCAGTCGACGATACGCAGCGAAATTTTGGATTCGCCATTGATGATATTCATCATTTTGTGTATGTTCTCTCGGTCACTATAAAATTCCATGAGACTCTTCATTAATAGACTATTTTGAGTTGTCGTAGATGCATAGGCTGCCATTGTGTATGTGTATAGGGGCGATTTTCTATATGGATTTTGTGATATAGATTTTTTGGGTTATAAGGGTTTTATCCATTATTGTCAATTCTATTACAGAACTGCGTTTTTAGGTCATTGATATTGTTTTCTATATACAATACGATTTTTTGTTGCATGTGTATGATGTTTGAAATTTGTTCTTCGATTTCATCTTTCGTAATGTGGATTTTTTCGGTGATGTGCAGCGTTTCACAATTCGTCTTTCCAATCATTTCCTGCAAATTCATTATATTGTTGTGCAATTTGTCTGCGAGTTTTTCTTGAAAGTTGATGACATCGCGCATTTTATTGTCGTATATGGTGATGATGTCTTTGTTGGAACAAAACAACATATCGATTTGATTTTGCAATTGTTTGTGATTTTCTTCCGTCAGTTTGCTTATCCTCAAAATCTTTTTTCGGTTGGTTTCTATGAGTGAATAATACAATACTAAGAATCGCGCCGTGATAATGATGGATACCATATATAAAGCAAAATGGATAAAGATATAATTGATGTCGTTCATGTGGGATAGTCTTGTTAGTTAGACAAAAATGTTTAAGTGGTTTAGGGTTAGTGTTGATTGAATGCCTATATTTATCGTTTTATTATAGATGGCGAAATCTATGATTTGTTAGAGCTTCGGTTGCGCAAAATTGAATTGTCCATAACATATATACAAAAATATATATCCATTATGAAATGTTTAGCGAAAGACCGCCATAACGACAATTGTAGAAACCATATCATACAAGACAGTCGGTTTTGCAAATATCATCAATATATGAACGCCTATGATGATACGATGCTGTCTAAATTGGAACTATGTTCATCTTGTAGAAAGATGTATTATTTTGAAGGAAGTGCAAAGATTTGTGAAAAATGCACAAATCGAAGTATTATCAATCGACAAAAGGCGCGAGAAAATAAAATATTATGCATAAAATCAGGATGCACATTCAAACGTTCAGTAGAAAATGTCTATTGCGGTAAGCATCAGTTATGTGTATTTCAAGATGAAACACACAACATGAATATGAAAACATGTTTCAATGTAATCCGTGGATGTAGAAGTCAACTAGCTATGGATTATCCGTATTCAAAATGCGAAATTTGTTTAGCCGATGAAAGAAACAAAGACAATGCAATGCGCAATGAAGTGAAGAAATTAAATGAAACGAATCCGTCAGATGATATGAAATATTGTAATACTTGCTGTAAAAACTTACCATTTGAATTCTTTATTGGTTGTAAAAACAAAATCACAAAAACGTGTGAAAAATGTCGCGAAAATAATCATACTCAAGATTTATTACGCGATAAAGAACATCGCAACGAACTTACGCGAAATAGCATAAAAGAAAAATATAGATGTTATATCAAAGATTGCCCAAAACGAAAATTGATATTTTCCCTATCGTACGATGAATTTGTTTCTATTACACAAACACCTTGTTATTATTGTGGCATTCTTCAAACTCGTGGATTCAATGGAATCGACCGAATTGATTCAAAAAAGGGTTATATATTGGAAAATTGCGTAAGTTGTTGTCAAATGTGTAATTATATGAAAGGGTCGATTGGGTATTCCATATTTATTTCTAGAATAGAACATATTCTTACATATCAACAACGAATTGCTGGAAATTTACATCCAGAGTGTTTCGCAAATCATATACGTGGGTCATATAATAATTATAAACACGGTGCCGCATATCGAAATTTAGAATTTGCATTGTCGAATGAGGAATATGAAAGTATTGCAGACGAACCATGTTATATATGTGGAAAACAAAATAACGGATTACATCAAAATGGAATTGACCGATTTGATAATTCACAAGGATATATAATGACAAATGTGAAAGCATGTTGCGGAGAATGCAATTTTATGAAGAGCGATTATGAATTTGATAAAATGATAGACAAATGTGAATTGATTTATCAAACACATGAAAATTCAAGACATATTGTGTCTGAAAATACATGCTGTAATTATATCGCAAAACGGAGAAATATATAAATATGAAGCCATAAAATAGCCTCATATTTAATTAATTAATACAAATGAAACATACCACTGCACATATGCAGCGACTTTAATTACTGTAAGCAACGCCTGCCCTCGACTACCCCTAAGTTTCCCTAGGGGGATGGACTGTATCTTAACCCGACTCTGGCTGCTTAGGCCTTCATCATCGAGCGACTACCGTTCAGTCTCTGACACCCTACCATTGACTAGCAAATCGTCTTTAGGTAGTAAGTATGCGGATTGCCCAATCCTCAACATTATTACGATACCGGAGTTTTATCTCCGCCATGAGTAAGTTTCCTATACTCACTTCGTAGTTGAGGCTCTAAGGGGTTCCCCGAACAACAAGTAATCTCGCAAGGTTTTAACCTCACTAACAACTGACCATGGTATATCTAGGGGTCCAAACGTTTTTTCCACAAACAGAGCCTATATGTCTGTGGCGTGTTGTTTTTGGGCACATTTTTTTATTTCTGTTTATGCCTGACATGACGCGTAATACGTTGTAATTTACTGCATATACTCTGACTTTGGCAGTGGAAGTTCCACTGACGGTGGCAGAAGAAAGGACAAGCTGTAAGACAGCGTTATCAATTCTGGAGAAGTTGCATGTGCCGCTTGGTTGATGCTCTTCAGGTCTCAATGCGAAAGAGTATACGTTGATACCGCAATCTGGTGCACGGGTGTGATGTTGGAAAGGTTGGACAACATCGAAGTATGAACCTTCACGCTCAGAGAATCTGTCTTGGCCGTTAAGTTGTAACTTAGCGGTGACGACTGGGTTCTCACCCCAGCAGTGCATGTCAAGAGCAGTCTCGGCAAGGACGAAGGTGCCTGCATCGGATAAACCAGATCCAGTCTCGGTAGAAGCACCACCAAGGACATTGTTTGCACCCCAGGTAGCATTGCCACTAACATCAACAGCACCAGCCATGTCGAATAATCCAGTGGCGGCAACGATGAAAGCATTGGAGCCAGAAGTTTCAGCTGGACCACCGAAGGCATGGATGGCATTTGGTAAAGCATCGATGGCATCAGTGTAGTTGAATGGTTGAGCACCTAAGGTCTTGAACAAGGTAGTTCCAGTCTCTAAGGATGAGCAGTAATCAACGTTGGCATCAGGTTGAACAACCCATACTAATTCCTTGCAAGGATGGTTGAAGTTTAACTTGATTTTATTGGATGAGCTGCCTACAGACTCGTCGCCGGTAAACTGGATTTGTTCGATAAGGTACTCATGTGGGTTCTGGGCCATTTTTCTGCGCTCGTCAGTGTCTAAGAAGACATAGTCAACGTATAAAGATGCAGCGACTAAAGAGGATTGGTATGCGGAGGAGACAGATACAGTGGAACCAGAGGTGGTACTGTCTAAACTGGAAACTGCCCATAAGCACTCACCGATTGGTCTGAAATCGATGTTGATCTTAACTTCGTGATACTGTACGAATCACTTTTACCCCTCCTTTCGGAGTATTTATCAGCATTCTTAATTCGATCAACATATTACATTAAGAATTTTGCTGGGGACTAGACTATATCTTAAGTCGTCATAGAAGTGGATTAGACTTCTCAGACCCATAACCATTTAGTCGTTGAACCTTCCTCATATCCTTATCATTTCGGACTTAGAGGCTTGGCTGCGGATTATCTATTTCGGATGTAGTAACATCTTCATAAGGGGCATTTTTACGATACCTGAGTTCTACTCTCAGCCACTGCAAACTTTCATTTGCAGCTTCGTAGCCCGTTCTTTAAGAACTTCCCGCAATTTGGATATGTTGCCTATTGCTAGTTAATAGCAAGAGACTAGCATCTGGGATTGACAATATTCATTGTCCCGAGACCACAACAAATTTTCTCTAAAGCATTGCTCGGATACTTTAGGTTGGATACTTTTCTGCCCTACAGATTTCAAGGCGATCAATGGTAATGCTAAACCTGGGTTTCTGCAGAACCAGAATAAAAGAGGAACGTACAAGGTGGTTTCTGGTAAAGCGTTTCTTGGGGCACAGACTTGGGAAGGTCCGCCAGAAGCAGCGCATGGGCCAGAGACGTTTGCGAAGGTTGGATCGGTGATGTAGGTAAGTTGGGTGGTGTTACCAATCATCTTGAAGTATCCTCTTTGTTGTTCAGAGGACATGGTAACTTGGTTCCAGATGTGCATCCAGTCACCATATTGACGGTCAATGCGTTGACCACCAATTTCGACCTCAACTTGAGCAATTAATTGCTCACCGACAAAGTCTAACCATCTGGCATAGACAGCGCCAGATGATCCCTTCATGGATTGGTTGATTTCAGGAAGGGTGACTTGTAAGTAGGTTCTGTAGGCTAAATCACCATTTCTGGAGATGGTGCAGGTAACTCTGCGGCCGAAATCGGCTTGACCAGAGAAGGTTTGCTCAATGGATTCCATGGCAAAGTTGGTGTGTCTTCTGTAAGAGACCTTCCAGAAGGTGATTTCAGGGGTTCCAGTAAGGAAAACGTCTTGTGCGCCGTAGGCGACTAATTGCATTACTCGCTACCTCTAGGTTTCCCTAGAGGGATGGACTGTATCTTAACCCGACTCAGGTTGCTTAGACCTTCATCGTCGAGCGATTACCGTTCAGTCTCTGACGGCTAACCTTAGACTAGCATAGCGTCTTTAGGTTATAACCATGCGGATTGCCCAATCTTCAACATTATTACTATACCGGAGTTCTATTCTCCGCCATATGCAAGTTTCCCAGCATACTTAGTAGTTGAAGCTCTAAGGGGTTTCCCGAACAACAAGTAATCTTGCAAGGTGTTATGCACCTCACTAACAACTGACCGTGTGAAATTCAGGGGTCGAACCGAAGTTTCTACAAACAGAGCCTGAAATTGTTTGTAGCGGGTTGTTTTTATGCTCTAGTCACGAGTCAATTGCATGGTGTTACATTATGCAATTGGCTCGTCTTCAAAGCTCCTCCCATTTTTTAGACT